CGGCGATATACGTTGGCGCGGGGGTTGTCCCAGCTGCGGAACACCGCTTTGGTGGCCTCGATGAGCTGGATCTTGGGATCCTGCGGGAAGTCCACGCCCTGGTTCTTTTTATAGTTGTCCTTGAACAGCTTGACTATCTCTTTGAGGTCGTCCGCCGTCAGTTCGGGATCGGACTTGTAGCCCTTGGCCGACTTGATGTCGTCGAGATAGGTCTTCACAACCTCCATCGCGTCGTTCCAGGCGATACCCTTGAGCCAGGGCAGATTGTTCCACGTCATGACGAAGTCAAGACCATCCTCGGCCAGCTTGTCCTGCGAAGCCTGACTGCGGAACGTATTCAGGACGACGTTGGTCGTAGCGAACTGGCCATCTTTCGAGTACACGTTCTCGAACATGATGGCCACCGGATGCGAGTTGGCGCCGCCGAACTTGATGGAGATACCCTGCGACACGGCGACGTACTGGAACTCCTTTTCAGGGAAGAACTTGCTCAGTTCCTTGCGGAGCAGGTCGAGGTGCTCAGGGTTCGTCTGAGGCTTCAGACGAATACCCTTTTCGTCGCGCTTCGAAGGCTTTTTGATGGTCTTAGTTTTCTTGGGCTTGGCCTCTTTCTTGGTGGCGGGTTTCTTAGCCTTGGGCTGCGGCTTGGATTCCTCAGGCTCGGGCTCTGCTTCCGGTTCAGCTGGAGCGGCCTCTTCAGCCTCCTGAGCAGCCTCTTCTTCCTCTTCGGCGGCTTCCTCAGCCAGCTCGTCGGCCTGCTGCTCAGCGGGCGTAGGTTCTTCAGCCGGAGCGGCCTCTTCAGCCGAATCGCTCTCCAGTTCGGCGAACGAACCGACGATGTCAATCAGGTTGTCAATTGTCTCCTCGTCCATGCCGGGGATTCCAGCCTGCTCAAGACGCTCAATGAGGATCTTCTTTGCCTCATCCTCGGTATTGGCGGTAATACCGAGTTTCTTCAGCCGTTCGGCGTTCACTTTCGAAATTTTAGTTGCCATGATTTTTGTACGTTTTAGTGAAACAATTTTGATTTATTCATCGTTTAATCGGTAATAATCGTATCTTGTTGGCGTATAATATAACGCTGACTTGTGATTTGCCAACAAGTAGGCTTGCTGTTCGGCAATAATTTGGTCAACAAGCGTACACGCGTCGCTGAAGAGCATGTTAGGATCGTATCCCTCAACAGCAGCCCGCGGTGTGCGTAACATACGCGCCATCATGCCTTTGCTGCGTCCCCGTATGTGGAGAGAAAATATAACGCGCTTCATTCCTGTAAGATTGGCCAGGACATCAACGCCATTTATCACAAAACGGTTCAGCTCCGGCTCAGTTTGGACGACGTCCTCTATGCCGCAATCGTAGGCCGTTTGGTCGATTCGCAGTTTGTGGTTTTCCTTGCGGATAGCACGCATTAGGTCAGTACACTTATTCGAGCAAGCACACTCAACGTAGTACCGCAACGGAACAGGTCGCGCAGCTGTACCGCGTCGATACGCTAACCAACGGCGTCCATACGCCTTTATTGAAGTGAAGATTTTTAGGCGAAACTCTTGTAACAAATCGTCGCGTTCCAACGACAATTCCTCATAAGAGTAGAGTTTGTTGGCGTATTTAACAGCCAGGAACTCTAATTCTTTGTAGGCTTTTTCCGACGCTTTCATGCCAATTAGGTTTTACGATTGTGGACGTTTTACATACATCCACAGCACGAAGGTAGGTGAAAATTTCCAATGTACAAAGAACTTTACAAAAATTTTCAAAATTTTTTACAACACACGTATCACTTCTGACTTAGGTACGTTGTCGGCATATACCTGGCTTCGCTCGTTGTAGAGCGTTATAAAATCGCCTTTCACAGCGTCGAGTTTCCACACTTCACCCCGGTAGGAAAAATCGCTGTTGACCGAATAATAATTCATCCAATCCTTCGGACTCATGGCGAACATCGGACGATTCAGCGGGTCGAACAGTTCAGCCCTCACATCACGCATCTTCTCAGGTGAAGTGAAGATAGAAGTCAACTTATTACGGTTAGCGATATCGCATATTTTCTCGCGCTTGAATTCCATCACGCGTGAGAAATATCGCTTATCCTTGGGGGAGAAATATATTTTGCGCCTAAATTCGGCCATCAGATATTCACGCTGTATAACGTGGAAATACTCCGCTACCGACAAGCTCCTTGCACTATTCATGACTCACCTTTTTAGTTTTCCTATCACATTCCAAGCAAAATCGCGCGGACGCTGTAAACGCTCAAAGACTTCCAGCGTCTCGGCTTCGTTACACTCGTCAATATCTTTCTTGGTCGTGAAAACTATATTTGTTGAAAAGTACTTATCCAATTCGAATGCATACTTTTTAATCTCCTTTATGGCGTCAAAATCGTAAAGCAACACCACCGCGCGGACGCCTTTTTTTTGGAGCATGGCGCGTTGGTAGTCGCTTATTTTCTTGCCGAACGTAGCACAGCACTTGACGTCGTCACACTCGTCCAATCGTAACCGACGATCAACGGCTATTTTATCGAACACGCCTTCAACTAATATCACCGTCGCGCCGGGCGCCTTTATATCGTCGTAGCCATACAACATCTTGGCGAAGTCGGCTCCAGTATCATTACGCCAGCGCAGGGCGTCGGGCGGTACTTTCTTCGAAGCGTAACGGCCCTGGAAAGCCGTGATGACGCCATCAGTAGTTACTGGAATGAGGATATAATCGGCGTACCGCCGTACTAACTTAGTACGGCCAATGGCGTATCGCTTCATAACATCTGGAGTAAGACCGCGGTCGCGTTCGAGATAAGTGTCGTGCAAACATACTTTGTAGCCCACAGGCATCTTCCGCGGTGGCAGTGGCTCCAGTTTTACGTCTTCAGAAGCAGACGTCGTCAAATCTCGTATTTTGGATATTACCTCGCGTTCCTCGATAGTGGCTCCCTCTAACAGGTACAGCTTATCAAACTGCGATAGTAGCTTGTAAACGCCGCCCTCCTCCCAGCATTTCTTACACGAAAAACGTAGGGTGTGGACGTTAACATAAAAATGGGATTCTTTCCCACAAAAAGGGCACTTGGTGATATATTCCGTGCGCCGTGAGTTAAACCGCCCGTCCGTACCAAGCAACTCATGAACGTCTATGCCCCATTTATTCGTCATCGTCCACCGACGTATTACGCCGTCCGCGTTTCGTTTTGGTAGCGTGCTGCTCTTCGACAATATCCTCCCACGGCATTTCCAGTGTTCGCTTGCGGTCGTAGAAACGCGAATAGGTCATGTTGTTACAAATACGGATAATATCCCCGGCCTTGTGTTCGCGAGCCTTATCAAGATACAAACGCATGATTTCTTCCTTGCGCTCGTCGGACGTGAAATTCATCGTCACGAAACCGTCCATCGGGTTTACCTTACCTTTAGCCTCTGCCAGATTGTAACGCGTAATGACAAAGTCAGGATCGTTGAGGAGTTCAGGCGGAATACCATTAGCCTGGGTAGCAACGTGAACCACGGCGTTGAACTCCATAGCCATCATTTTAGCCTGTTGAGCCAGTTTCATCTGACGGAAGCGCTCCTCGTTCATCGAATAGCTATGACCGTCGCCTAACTCGGCCAATTCAAGATAATCCCACAGTATCATGTCCACCTTGCCGTAGGCCCGTTCTATGTCCTGGAGTTCCTGACGCATCTGAGTAACGGTCATGCCACCGAAACTTTCAACCGCCACGACGATAATGTCGGTTTTACCTAACTTGGCCACGACGCGTTGCGCCATCTTCAGTTTAGTATCGGAAATATTACCGACCTTTACATCCTGGTATATACCGCCTAACCACGCAGAATCGTAACGGGCCATGGCTTGCTCGCGTGTGCCTTCCAACTGAAAATGAACTACGCGATACCCTTGCCGTGAAGCCGCGATACCCAGGTGTACCAGCGCTTGTGATTTACCTGCACCCGATATACCCATCCACAGCCACGCTTCACCCGTTTCAGGGCCGCCATTGGAACCGCCTAACTTGTAATCCAGTTCGTCAATGCAAGTAGGAATTTTGAAACGATAATTCCAGTCGGTACTCCGCCGTTCCAGCTGACGACGATTGAAGTCGCTGAACACGCGGTCGTATTTAGCGTCCTGGATAGTAAAGTGCGATATTTCCTCAGCCGCTTTAATTAGGATATTATATGCCTTTTCCTTATCACCCATGTTGTAGGAATCGGCGATACGGTCGTTAGCGTCGAGAAATTTCATCTGGCGAATGTACGCTTCCAGCGACGCTATCAACGACGGAATGTCTTCGTCCGTAACATCTACGTCGCGTATATTCTCGATTAATTCCAACACCCCCTCGTCATCCAGAAAAGCCTGTTGCAACTGGCCGATGGTCGGTACGCGCCCGGTCTTGGAATAACGTTCGGTTATCTTTTTCCACACTTTCTTTTCAGCCTCAACCTGAAGATACGAAAAGCGCAGATATTGATTCAATATATCGAACACCGAACGTTTACGAATAGCCGCCGAAAACAGCTCGGTAATTAGGTTGGATGATAGTCTATCTTTAAGCATATCCTCGTATTTTGTACACAAGAGGGTAGTTCTTACCCAGTAGTTTCTTACACTGTTCCTTGAACTTACACGTCGCACACCAAGGGCTCCGGTGGTGGTATAGCGTCGTATTCACGATACACCACGCAAACCCCTTATTAGTGCTGTAAAACGCCGCTTTGGCTTTTTCTTCGCGGTCTATAAGCCTAACTAATAACGCTGGTAACTCGGTCTCGCTCTTGAGCGTAGAGACGTCAAAACGGCTTTTCAGCCCCTTAGCCACAAAACGCGCGGTCGACGTCGGATAGACCTTTTCCCACGATTTTATGGCCGTCTTACTGACCAACCAAGTCAATCGCGTACGACTTAGCGTCTTGCGTGATAAGCTCGAACGCTCGCCGTAACGACATTGTAATTGAAACAGAATGAAACGGCGGGTGAAGTCCTCAGTGGCGGAGGCGTAACGTTCTATGAAGTGATTCCACGCGTGTATGTCGGTATCGTTTACGCGGAATGTCTGACGCATATCGCACCCCATCTGGTACAACACGTCCACCAACAGTCTTACGGCATATCGGTAGAGTGCAGGTTTACGGATAACCAAATCGTCAGCCATCGTTCAAGAGTATTTAACCAATTATCAACCGCCGTATCCAGTATTCCAATACCATCCTCGCCAACGGCCTTAACGTAGGTATTTAACCGTGTCGATGAGTGTTCCGAGAAATAGGCGTCATCAATGTCCATAAAATCAATGACAGCCGAACGTGTCTTAGCTTCTGTAGCGCCAAGAACACGTCCTTTACGCTGGATAGTATTGGCGTTTTCAAGACCTCCATCGACGTTAAACAGTATTTCAACCTCCGGTAGCGTAACACCTTTCTTGAAGATATTAGACGCCATAAGTACACCACCATCGGTACGCTCCAAAAACTCGTTTTTGATGCGTTCACGTTCCTCGTTATCGGTATCGCCATGGATAAAAGTACATCCAGTGAGTTCGCTGATATGACGGCCGTGGTCCACGGATTGAAACATCACCAGCGTCTTAAACCCGCGATCGCGACACATCTTGATGACCTTAACGACGATGGCGTCACGAATCTGAGAGTTGAATATCAATGCCTTTTGGTACGCCATATAGGTGGCAGCGCTAATAGCACGAGCGTCCTGCTCTAAAGCCAACAGAAATACCTTGTACTCGGTCAATACACCGCGTTCACGCAGCGTTTCTTCCTTGATACGATATACCACATCGCCGCTCCAGGCTTTAAGATGCAAGTTCTCCACGAACGCCTCTGCGCGATATGGTGTGGCCGAAAGGCTTAGCTGGTGCGTGAGGCGCTTGCAACTTTTGTATATCCTCAACTTAGGAGCCGAAGCGTTATCATGAATCTCATCCACAATCAAGAACCGTAGGCTTTTCAAAAAGTTCTTGAGTTTGTTCTTCTTTCCAGTCTCAGTACAGCGTTTAGAGAGCGTCGATTGGATAGTTTGTATCATGCCGACGGTTACGCGCTTTTCGGTATCGACACGTCCAGCGCGTATTTCGCCAATCTCGATTCCGCCGTAAGGCTCAAAATAGCGCGTAAAATCATCTATGGCCTGCTGGAATAGAGTTTTACTGTCAACCAAGAAAAGGACCTTGTGTGATACGGCTTCAGTCTTCAAGAAGATACGTATGCACTCGCCGGCAATAAAGGTCTTTCCGCCGCGCGTTGGAACGACAATGATACCTATGCGTCGCCGAAAAAACGCCTCAACGGCTCGTCGCTGGTGAATGTACTTTCCACTCAACCGTTCATCAATCTTAACCGACCTTGGTAGCTTAAAATCGTAATCCGTCAATCGGTACTCGCGGCCAGCGGACGAAAGTTTTTTAATCAACGTCGGCAGCATCCCGACCTTAAACGTGAACGCCCGACGGTCAAACATCTGTATTGTGTCTGAATACGCAAAAGGACTTGGGTTACGATACGTAAGCGCCTTGGCCACGATACGCTTACCCAAGCTATCGCACCCTACAAACGAGTACTCAAAAAAGTTTACGCGAACTATTTCTATCCTGTAAGCTGCCATATGCATATCCCCGCCGCTGTGAGCGGTTATTGTACTGAATCTTTAACTTTGACGCTGTAAGGTCACTCGGCACAGGTTTAACAACCGCCCAAATTCCATGCTGGGGAGAATGGCGTATATACCCTGCACCAGCCATGAGATTGAAATAGGCATTCATGGTGGTAACCGAACCGTACTTACGATAATTTTCTGCGCGTTCCTCCAATATGGCTCGTATGGCTTTCTGTGTCACCAAACTGCCATACGAGCATTTAGACATGTATTCACGGATAACGCTCCAAGCCGTGACACTGGTCTTTGTTCTTCGAAATACCATGGCTAACTTTCTTTGTCAACGGCGTTGGCGTAATAAGATACCAAATACTCAAGAAACTCCAGGCGACGTTGTTTTTCGGTAATAATCCACCAAAAAAGGAACGCTTCTGAATTGGCGTCATCAGGACGTACAAACGCTGGGATAAGTTCAGACACCGTTGGCCTACTGCATCCTCTATGACGAATCAACGCGAGCATCAATTTGTTGAATTCCTTGTCATCAGTTTCCTCATAGCCATTTTTGATTATCGTATTTATCAACAACGGACACATACCGTTGTAGCTTTGAGGATTCTTTCGCCATTCATCACGCGCTTTCACGCATATCTTGAATCTCCATTCATTTACAGTCATCTTTTCAACAATTTCGTTTCAAAATCACATGCCTTACGCACGCACATCACATTCTCTTGCTGGTGGGGGATATAGCGAAGGAGGTTTACCCCCTTTCCCCCTACTGCCAATGTGGCTTCTTGCTGTATGGGTCGCGTGTCGTTGAAGTGGTTTACCCCTGTTTATCCCGAACACCGTTGCACGCTTTGGTAACCACATAAACGTTGTAGGACATTAGGCGACGCAAAACGCTTCGATGGGGTACGTGTATAGGCACGTAAATAAAAACTCGCTGCCAATGAGAATTTCGGCCCTACAACGCGAAAGACCCCGGCGTGAACCGGGGCCTCTCTTTGCTGACCTGTTATCGTTACCGCTTAGGAGGGTATTTCTTATTCGAAATGTACTTAACCCACCCAAACCAATGATTCCAGAAGTGACGCGAATAATCAGGGTCATCCTGGGTGTACTGGCATTCAGTTTCGAAACAGATATTCTTATACGCCATGTTGTACGGCGGAAGCAGGATTTCAATCAACCAGCATACCACATACACGGCATAATACGACACTACCCAAAGCAACCACCACCAAGGGTTGTAATCGTATATAAGCCACGTTGTAAGAAACAACGCAAAAGAGGTGATCATGATTTGAAGAACCTGGTGCCAGTGACGACGTTCATGACGGTAAATAGCTTCCGGGATATTGCGCCCATGCGCCGTATCTTCACGAACGAAGATAATGAACCACAAGGTCATCATCCAGAACCCCTTAACAGGAATTAGCTTGTTGAAGATAATCCACATATTCTATCGTAGTTTACGCTCCTGCCGTGGTAGTGATGGTGCAGGCAGTGCCCTCAACCGTTCCGCTGCCATTGGTCGTCCCCGAGAGGGTGATGGTCTTCAGCAGTTCCGTTTTTTGAGCGTAAGCCGCCAGATCGGTCTTTTTGGCGTAGTCATCCATGCTGGGCTTGCCTTGAACGTCGTCCCAGTTGACTTGACTTCCGCCGCCCGTCGAAGCGTCGGCCAGTTTCAGATCAACGATCTCAAGCAAATCGTTGACCGTCTCCATCGTAGCGTAGGGAGTGATCTGCAGGCTCTCGCGAATTTTGGCGATAAGGGCCTGAATTTTCTCAGTGTTTGCCATAATACTTTGTTGTTAATGTGTTAATGAAAGGTTTTTCTAACTTTTGGGGAATCCGGCCTTGGTATTTTTATAAAGACCTACCGTCTGAGCTGTATCCCACGTAGCAATAACAAGATTATCGCTTAGCTGTATGACCTTCAACTGCCGTGAAACTTGTGCGTCAGCAGAAACGTTTGGTGCATTGGTGGTGAAAGTTACAGTCTTCTGACGCTGAGACCCTGTATAATTTGGATCTGATGTCACCTCGACAGAGGTTGTTCCTGGTAACTTAGCTGGATCAAACGACACATAAAAATTGTCGTTGGATCCATCGCCCCAAGCAATTGTTGTTTTCTGAATAGCCATACGCAGTTTTAATTATTCCCGGAGGCAGTAAATAACTAACCTTCGGGATGATACAGTTTGGTAACGTTACGATACAGTGAACGTAGTGTTGGTCGTTACATTGAGTGTTACGCCCGAACCGTCCTGAGGAACATTGACGCTTTCCTTGTTGATGGTAAGATAAGGATCGCCCGATGCCTGCTTGAGCGTGATCGTGGCAGTTTTAGTGCCTTTCGTAGTGGCAGTGATTTGCTGAGTACGCTCCGAGATAGTTGTGTTTTTAGATGCCGTAAGCGTCAAAACGAACGCAAATTTCTTCGTTGCGCCCGGATCGCTCGGGATCGCTACACCGGAAGTAGCGCTGGCACCATTAGCCTTGTAGCTGATCGATGCGATATTGGCGGCAATAATATCTCCCGCACCTTTCGAGAATGTAATGGTGTCGGCGTTGGACATACCGTCCAATACAACCGAACCGCCACCCTTGGGGACTGATGCCACAGATCCGTCGTCAAACGACACAAATTCAGCAGCAGCCTGCAAGATGGCCGAGAATGACTTGTTGGGGCTTACTCCAGGAGCGGTAATTGTAAAATTATCCGTTTGGTTTAAGCGGTTGCCAAGATTGGCAGTTTTAGCTTTGAGCGTCAGCTCGGTATCACCTGAGCCTGAACCAGGAGAACAGATGACGTAGCTTTTTGTTACATTAGCCATAGTTTTTTTTTGTGTGTGGAATTATTCCACGTTAAACGAAGTATTTGTGTGTACATTATTTTGTCCGTACCAATCATTTTCCTGTGTAAGCCAAACGGACTGCTTTTCTATCTCTAAATAAGGCAGTTCGCGTTTAAACAACACCTCGCCATTTAAGACGACTCGCTGTATGGTTGGCTTACCAGCTTGATAAGGCCAGATTATTTTGCCATTAAACACAACACGACTGATCTTTTCAGACGCCACCAACTGGCGACCGTTAAAAATCAAGTCTGTTATTTTTTTATTGGCCATCTTCGTCAAGTTTTACCTCGATGTACAGAATATTGTTGTTTATCATAGGTGCTTCTGTCACTATTTCAACACCTCGTACTGATTCCGACCGAACGCTTTTTGCGTTAATTTCGTTCTGAAATTTTTGTTCGCTTTCATCGAAAATCTGCTCCGACCTCGCCAATTTCCCATCGGCAGTTTTTGAGTGAAGTAACCCGTATATATTGATCTCAGCCATATTGGTTATTCGATTATACCGTTAAAACAACCTGCTGCCCACGGTCCTGCACTGCGGTAGCACTTGTAATTACCCTTTCCCTCAACCGTCACTATTATCGGAAGCGCCATCGGCACATCAAAACCGCTCGACGTTACATTGTTGATAGTCATATCATCAGGAACACAGAGCCACAAGTATTCGTCAGCACCAACATCCACTGTAACTTCTCCAGCGGGAGATGGTTTGATAGGTTGCTGGTACATGCCAAGAACGTCTGCTGATTCAATACTTTCCTTCGGCGAAGCATCGAAGTACATACGCCTGTAAGCGTTTACCGTAACCGTTACGGCCTTGACAATGCCCTTTATTACGGCCGTTATTTCATACTCTTGCGTAGTACTGATGTTATCAGTGACGCTCTTCACATCAGGATCAGTAACGAGAACAGCATCACCCTTTCGGACTTCAATCGAATCAGGCGTTATGGGTTGATCGTTGAACTTAGTCTCCCAAGCCAGCGTGACCTCCGTTTCAACATTCTCTTCGAAAATATCGGGAACTGCTTGAGAGGTTAAGTTAGTGTATTGTGTATATACCACGTTGGCTAATTCATCAACGTTATCTTGTGAAGCGGCGTTGATGTTTTCGCGTGCTTGTTGTTGTTCGGAAGTTTTTAATTCCTGTGCGATGTCAAATCGCACGGCTCCAATTTCTACTTCGCCACCAGCCGAATATGCCGGAATCATTACTGTTTGAACTTGCCAGTAATTTGTATTCCAAAATAGTACGACAAAAGCTACGTGAGTCTCATCAGTCGTCACCGTTATGGGATTTAACTGGGCATCGACGAACTTTCTGTAGGTAACGGTCTGATTGACCCCAACCTGAGATAAGTACGCAACACGAGCCGAAGGCGGTTCAATAGGTTCTGTTTCAGCGTCAGCTATACCAACAATAGACGTGCTCATTGTTGTTTCAAGCTGCTGAACATAATCCAACAACGCCAACTCGTAGTTCTGCTGGTTGGGGACTTCTACTTTGGTCCCCTCCGGCCGCTCTTCGAGGGTCTGAAGGATAAGTTTCCGGACGTCGTTATAAGACAGTGGCATATGACTATGAATAATCTTGTTCGTTGTACTCGTCGCTGTATTCACGAGTGTCAACAAGGTTATAATTGACGATTATCGAAATACGTTCCAGAGTTTCCTCTTTGACTTTTTCGTCGTACTCCTTGAACAGCTGCTCACAGGTCTTGTGAGCCGTTTCTTTGATGGTACGTTTTATCCACAGCCCGATACAAGCGTCGGGTTGAAGCGTTTCGGCCACCAGCAACGTATTGTTGATGGCATTACGAAACTCGCCATCAAACTCCAAACGTATTTTACCATCCTCCTCGGCCATGACACTAACAGGGAACGGATCGATAGCTTCGTAGTCCTTACGTTCAATGCGAAAGACCTTTTCACTCACGTACACTACCTGCCAGACCGAACTGTCGGCGAACGCCGCCTTAACGGCATTAAACGTTCCCTCGTAATCGGCCGTTTCAGGCGATTTGACGAGAATATTAAACGGATCCAGTACAAACTCCTCTCCGAGTGCTGCGGGCGATTGTATGGTCACCTGAACGCCTGCACGGCGGAAGTCGGCGTTGTAGAACGTAGCGCCGATAGGTAATTGATAACGGCTGCGCAACGATTCCATCTGCAGGTTCTTCACCGCAACGGCGGCTACCTCGAACTGACAGAGGTCATCGTCGGCCCCTACAATCTTGATTTCAACGTCGGCGGCGGGTTGCGTGTTCTTGTTGATAAGCGCGAACGCCATGCATTCCGTCGGGCGATTCTGTAACGTCAGCAACGATACCTGGTCGAATAGTGCGTTCAACGCCGAGTTAGGAACCGGGGTTGAACTCACGTAGCCACCCAGACTCATTCGGGGATCGTTTTGAGGCGCATCAGGTGACGTCATCAATGAGTTCGGCGCGCCTGTAAGAAAGAGCATCATAGATTAACGGTCAAAACAGAGTTCGTCAATATTTTAGACATTTCGTCGATGTGGTCCTTATATCCTGCCGACGGAAACATCTTGAAGGCACTTGCGTTGCGACCGTCAACATCACGATAGCGCAACGAGAGAGAGGTTTGACCGCTGTTTAGCGGAACGAAGATATTAGCCTGTACATCCGTTACCGGGAAGCGAGCTGTGGTACGAATGCCGCGCCACGTAGTCGCTCCAGAAGCCGTTAGTTGGTATTCGATGTCGGCCACCGTAGGTACGATAACGAAGTCGTCTCCCTCTCCAAGAGCGATATCACCGCTCCATGAAGCCAGTGTAAGGGTAGTATTGGCGTTATCAACTATTCTTACGCCCTTCCCAGTGGCGCGATTAAATAGCGTCCATCCGGCAAACACCGACGACGGGATAGTTCCACCTGTACTGGATACTGCACCCAGGACGTTGTTGTTTCCCTCCAAGATACGGAACTGGAGATCCGACGCCCTAACTTCGAAGCCCGTAATGGTGTAGCCGTTCTCAACGGCAATACGTAGCATATTGCCGTAACGCTCCACGTTGAGCACGCTGACAATGTTGGAAGAGGCTGCAGATATTTCTTCCGTTGGCTCTACATTGAACGTACACGAGTTACGCATATCGACAATCGACATCTCGCCGTTTTCCCAGTTCAGCTGGGCGATGATGAATTCTTCGCCTGCCTGTATTTCGGGAACCGTATCCGACTGTACCATCCGTACCTGGAACGAGTCGTATTCGTAGATAAGTTCGTTGGCCGATGACGGTACGAAGCCCGGCGTGAACGCCCCCACCACGCCATAGCGGAGGTTGCTTTCAGCCACGGCCGGAGCGGCAATAACGGCCGACGTGTCGGAGACCACGTTGATAACCTCGTAGTTGAGGATGTTCTTGGTAGAGTCGATGAACTTGACAGCGTTAGGGAAATTATCGCCACCACGAAGAACCTTTGTGAATTCGGTTCCGACGCCTGTGAGGGTGCCGTCGGTAGTGACGGAAACCGTTCCGGACTCGTAGTTGGTTACGGCGCGTGAAAGGATGACCCAAGTCTTGGTTTCGGATTGAATGGCCTGCAGCGTTACGGCTTCACGGCTGATGATACGGTCGAAGTCCTTAGTCCACGCCACGCCTGGCGCAATCGAGACAACGTCCGCCTCGCCAGTGGCCGTGATTTCAAAAGCGTTGTTGTCGTAATCGCGAGCGATTCCGAAATTTTTTACCATGGATTTAAACACCGCCTTGTAACCCTCATCCACCATCAGGCAGCGAAAGTTCTCCAATTCGGCTACCTCCAGAAAGAGGTTCGGTGACAGTTTCAGTTTCGACATATCTATTCAACTTTTATGACGTTAGTGTTGGTCTTCAGGTCCACAAGACCGCTATCGCCGTTTGTGTTTATGATAATTGAATTTGGCGTCAACACCAGATACGGCGCGAATTCCGACGGCGTAGTGGACGTATTAACGGGCGTCGTACCGTAAACGAATACGGGCTGGAATCCGTACGGAATCAAGTACTTGTTCACGATTTGCTCCAACTGGGCCTGAGACATCGTGTTGTTGTTATTCTTCAAGAAGATGTAGAATAACCGCTGCGACTGGATGAAGCCGTTAGAACGGGCATCGACGCGGAGCGTTTCCTTCAACGGAAGGATATTGCGGCCGTACACCAGCGGGCGTATCTTGTAGTCCCATATGTAGAGCGTGGCCGTGGCGTCGTCGCCGCCGAGTTGAATCTTCGGAAGAATGTACTCGACAGAATAGTTGTTGTAACACAACTGGGTCCCCAGGTGCGGAGCGATGTTAAGGCCTGGGGCGTTGATGGTAACAGGCTTCGTGCTGTAAGCATGGATAATACCGCGGACGTGATACCACGTGTTGGCCTTTAGGGCGGAAAGGGGTAGTTCGTTGGCGAAATAGTCCGTTACCTGTGTAGAATCCAGGCGGGCGAAACCGCCAGCGATTGCCGTCTTGAAGATGTTGAAACCCTCGGTGCCGAAATTCAGCGTGCCTTTACCATCGCTCTTCATCCAGAACGACACCTCGTACGAAAGGTTGCAGTCGGCACGGTACACACGGTCGTCCACCGGAGTAGTGACGTCGCCGCGGCCTAACCCGCCGCTGCCGGTAATCTTCAGGCAAACCTTGTTCTTGTAAACCGGGGTTTTCTTCTCGCGGTCGTAACCTACTATGTACTGGTCGGCTATTTCCTCAATAGCGACATTACCCGTAGTAACAAAGTCGTCTAACGACTCGAAGTCGGGCGACGTTTCACGAGTTTTATTCAGCTGGTTAGAATCACCCACGCCGCGATACAGTGGCGATGATTGCCCCAGGCACCACCCCATCTTCGAGGCGGGCAGGTTGTCGGTCAGCAACTCGTCGCTATCCTCAATACCGAACAGCCGTACAAATTCGCCGTTGTAGGGGCGGCCGTAGCCCTTACGAGCGAATACCATCGACGTACCGCGTTTGCGGATTTCGTCGTAGTAGTGTGAGGCCAGATACTGGAGTTCTTCTAACGTGACGCTCTTTTCGTCGAAATACAATCCTATCTGGCGAACGTACTCCCGCAGTAGGTCGAAGTCGTTGTAGATGTTTTCGAACCGTTTGGCGAACGATACCATCATAGCGAAGAAACGCCCCACGGTCGAGAACAACGACACGTAATCACGGTCTTCGTCGTAGTTACGGTCGGCACCGCGCGTAACGTATTGCGCCATCACGCCGCGGTAGTATAATTTCTTGAACAGGTTACGTTCGATGCGCTTAGTCTGTTCCGACGACGCCACGGAAGCGAATATCGACTCGTCGATGGTAGGAGCCACAAACTGAATAGACTCCACCGTGCCTGTAAACATAACGGACTTGAACTCGATAGGAGCATCGCCGCCTTGGCGTATGTACTGTATCGAGACCATCATCGTACCGTCGGCCGTGATGGGGTCCAGTGCTTTTAAGGCCTCGTTGGTAAGTTCTGCCCACTCGGTCCAGAAAATACCGTCAGCCGACACCTGGAACAACCGCACGACATCCGTAGGAGCGCCACCCGTTAGGTCATCAACAAACTCCGTCAACGACACGCGACCCGATATATCGCACGTAATCGCCACCAACAGCTGGTCGCCCACAGCGGCCATCACGTTGCTAAGTTCGGGGTCCTCGGCGCGGTCGTACACCAGGTCGGCTCCGTCGCGGCGATACTTTGTTTCTTCGCCATCCGTAACCGTCAACAGCAACCGCCCGTCGCTCGTAAACGAAGCATCGGCGGGCGGCTTGTCCAGGCTTATCATCAGGTCGCCCTGAACGCCTTTCGTATTGTTGATGGTCTTAGGTCCCTGGAGAATCTCTGCCTCGTAGATTTCAGGCAGTTTACCCGCGGCCTCGGCCATAATCGTCACCTCGTTCGATGGCGAGATAACGACCTTGCTGCGTATGGAGGTAGTGAGATTCATATCAGATGGACATTAACACGGTTGCTTGGTAGTTTGCGTCTTCGACGTTAGGGTAGAATACCTCAGAAAGAACGCCGTTGTTGTCGATAATCACGTTGCCGTCCAAGTCACGCATCACGAAACTGCGTATGCGCGGTAACGTGTATTCGGGGACGTTGATGTCGTAGCTGGGGTTGAAATGCGTATCGGGAACGTAGCGCACGCCCTCGACGTTCTTGACGACGTACAACATATCCTCCCATTCCACCTTGTCGCCCGGCTCCCAGAAGCGGTAGTCGAACAGTTTGTTCATTTGGAGTTGAATCTGGGTACGGACGTCGTCGGTATTGTAGGCCGGGTCGATATCAACACGAAAGTCAACATTCACGGCCAGCCAGTTTACGTTACGCAGGTTGATAGCCGGATAACGTGCTCCGGCGATAGAAACACGCAACAGGTCGGTCAAGCACAGATATTCCTCAGCGCGGGAGTACATTTCGTCGAACTCCTCCTGGGTAAAATTCTGACCGTTGACCGAAACCACCGTGAGATTGATGCGACTTTCAGCAGCCGACCCGGTAGTCTGTGTTTCGCCGTATCCACCTTTCAATACACGCAGCACCCGCGGGTTGATTTTCATCAGCACCTGTTCCAACTGCGATAGCGTGTTCATCGCCAGTTGATTGACGCTTTCTTTGATACGAATACGGAACGTTTCGTCATCTTCCTGATCGCGACCGCCTGTGGCTTGGTATTCGTTGGTGCAACTTTGATGCCCTGACGGAGTAGGATTAACGCGGTTTAACGACAGCGGCGGAACGTTGGTATTAGCACCAGACTTCGTACAACGAACAGGGATATACGCCAGTCGCGAGTTTACTACCACACCATCTGTATCGTCAACACCACCAATGGTGACATCTTCCGTAGAAACGAACGTTAACCCCGTCGTCGAGGTGAACATCGTTCCTGCCTGGTAGAACGTTCCCGGGTCGCCAATCACACGAACGTAGGTAGTAGCGGGAGCCGCTTCAAAACGCGGCGCAACACCCCGTAACGCAGCCAACGCATCAAGATATTCTCCAGCAGCCGTATCCGGAAAGATGTGACCCTCGATAACCGCCTGATTAACCATAATCTTCTGACCGATCTTTGAATCGGCGTAGGCTATGGCATTCAAAACCGACTCGGCCGATACATCGGATATCTTGTCGGTTTTGTTCAGGAGTATTTCCAGCCATATCTGTTTTAACTCCTCGATGGACGTTATTTGCGTTATCATAGTTTTACTTTTTTGGTCACCTTATCGTTGTACTTTGTCTTAATTTCCAGTGTGCAAACTAACGAGTCTTGATTCTGTTCGATAGCTATCATATCGACCGACTCAAACAGGTCGTCCTGAAGGAACGTATCTACCATCTGACGACGAACCGTAGGTAGAGCCAACTGAGCCGCAGTAACTCCAGCTGTCAGGTTAGGGTCAACCCCCAACAGCGGGTTATCAGGAACCGTACCGCGGTTCATTCCCATAAGTATCATCACTTTTTGGTCGATGTTGTCCTTGTATTTAACGATTTTCAGGTCGCCTATACGCCGGGCCGAGGTAACGGTCGTTTCGTCGCCAGAACGTCGGAAAACGGCCTTTGTTGCCACTTCCTCTTCTACTTCGATAGTAATCTTCCGGGCGATGTCCTTGCCATAGACCTGTTCGCCAATCGGAGGTTCGAGAATAGTCTTTACTGCCGCCGGGGTTATGTTATTCACCATGGCGGTTACAGGTTTCAACTCGTCGATTTCCCACTGGTCTTCTTCCAGGTCGTTATCCAACATCAGTTGCTCCCATGAAACACGATCCATGCCGTTAGACTGGATAGCCGCCGATAAATCCTCCATCGTACGCTGTGCGCCAATAGTAGATTCCACTTGGATAACAGGCTTGTAATTACGGGCCGTAAGTGTAGTGCGACGAAACTTAGGCAACTTCGTAACCTTTTCCACCTGGATAACCAGGTTGTCTATCCATTCCATCAACAACCAATACCCGCAATTGTCGAAGCGATTATCGTAGTTCTTAAACTGGGCTTGAAGTTCATGACAGTCGTTGAGCAGCTTCTGCAAACGACGTAAACGATCATGGTCAATACTTTCGCTTAAACCAGAAAAGTATTGATTTATAGACGGATAATCGTTATCAAAGAAGTCCTGATATCGCTCCAGAAACTCCGTCAGGCGATATTTCGTGACGTTAGAAAAGCGGATTATGTATTCGGGAATAAGCATGGCTAAAACATATTCATGACGCCGCAAGTCAACAGGTCGCTAACCTGCCCCAGTACCCGCGTTACACTTCTACTCAACGATTGATTCATAACCTGCCCCAGGAAGTCGTTTACCGATTTGATGGTAGTATAGGCCGCTACAGCGCGGAGTTCGATGGAGTAGTTCCAAATCATGTTGTTGTTCTCATCCATCGAATAGTTATCCTGTACGACCTCCACGTAATATGCCGTGTTGAAGGCGTGGTTGGTAAACACCAGCCGATAGGGCTTTCCGTTAGGGTCCAATTTCGTAGCCGCAGTGAGGATTTTCTGCATCATCTTGGTAAGGCCGTACCCCGTTTTGGCTATCATCGTGCGGTTATCGCCCACTCCGGCGGCTCCCGTAAACATGCCGATGTTGAAGAACGGAATAGATGCCCCCTCCTCGGCTTGATCCTTAAATTGTTGCTGGCCGAACGAAATACGTAACTTACGACCAAACGTCCCGCGTAACGAAATATCAACGGGATTAAACGACGGATTAATCATCGACACTACCACGTTGTTGGTTTTGGTGATAGTAGTAAGCGAAGTCCGACTTTCGGTGATGTTACTGGGCATCACAGGCAGATTCATAAAAGCCGCTGTTTCTCCACTTGAACGAAGCAACTCCAACGTACACATGTAGTACTCATAGTCGTCGGGTGCAATGGCGTGTACCAACCCACGTCCCATCGTAACGAGCGCGTCGCTCGCCGCGGTGGTGAAGTCACCTTTGGCTTTATTCAAAACTGTTCCTGCTATGGTCGGCATCGTCGTAAATTTACATCAATTATACTTGTCACAAGGGCAGCGCCGACAGCGCTTTGTCAGCAGAAGCCAGTAGTTGCGCCGCAGCGGTTACTGGAGCAGGTAGCGGTAGCATGAAACCGCCAACGATTCGTATCACCTGTTGTACTGCGGCGTTGCCGGTAGCGACGGTGGCCTTAGCCGTAGCCGCACCCGACTTAGCGGAAGCGATAACGCCCGCTGAAGCTACACCTGCCATAGGGTCAGCACATACGGCCTGAACAGCCAGCGTGGTGCAAGCGTCGATGGCGTTCTGAGCAGAGGTTTCGGCTGCTGTGAGCCATGTTTCAGCCTCGTCTATCTTCTGTTGTATGGCATCGCCAACGGATGATTGCATTTCTTCGACGTAGGCTTCTGCTTGGTCTGTAGGTAGCGTGTCGATGTATTTCTTACACGTAGCGCGAATAACCATCTTAGGATCAATTCCTAACTTTCCCATGGTGTTAATGTGATAATTTCTTGTCCTCCATTTTTGGCATTTCGCTGGCCATCCAACTGGAAAGGTTCGAACCCGACGAAGCAATCAACAGGTCCTTTTGCAGAGCCTTTACCAACGATTCTATTTGTGCGATATTTACCACGCCGCGGTTTTCACCGCCGTTGAATGAAGCCTTATCGCCCTTTACGGTGAAGGTGGATTTACTGTTCTTGGTCTTATACGAAAGGGAATCGCCCTCTAATGTAACCTCAACACCCTCTTCCGTATCAACGCCGTCGATAATATTGGCCACTATTTTTTGAGCGCTTGTAACTTGCACTGATTTGGTTCCTGAAACGCTAACGTCGCCGTCGGAGTATAAATTAACCTTAGAATCGCCATTGGGCGATGTTACTTTGATGTTGAGTTCACCCGGCGTATTTGCTGTACCGGAGACCATGATGTCTATTTCGCTATTGGTGGCATCCAATATAAACTCGACTATTGAATCGCCAATTTGCTTTCGAAAACGCCGTTGACCAATCTGTTGTTGGTCCAATTCGGTTAGGTTTAGATAATTAACAACCACAGGCCATTGTTGTAAATCATCTACTACCCATATTACTGGCGTGCCAAACGATTCAGTATCTACTGGAAATTCGACCATTTGCAAAACCTCCGGAGCAATTGGCACATTCTGGTATATGGAACGTCCCGGACCGCCTTGAATAGTTACGGTACAGGTACGTAAACAGTTTTCTATGTAGGTTTGACGATCTACATCTGTTAGCGGTAAAACAACGTATCCTACGCCAGCCGTGGCATACAACGGCCTCTTTTGTGGCGTTTGTGCATTAACCCTCATTTAATTCCTCCTCCGTCATGTAAAGATTTGTTCGCGTTTCCAAGACCTGTTTCTTGCTCCAAAAGTAGTCCAGCACTTCCTTACGAATCTTAAAATCAGCGACAAAACGAAACAACTCGTTTGGATAGCCTTCCGAATTCTTGACGCCAATATTTTTCCAAGAATCCTGATCGCCAAAATCAACAATATCGAAGTAGCTATAAGGCAAATTCTTGTCGTATTCTCCATTACGCCAAGCGCTTTCGATATTGCGCACAAACATACCGTGTGAAACCTGAAGTGACGTTGTACGCTGAATGGAATCGCCAACGCTTTTAAACGTGTTGGAGACCTGTTCAACGTAATATAATTCTCCTGTAGGAACGAAATACACCCACGAACCACGTTTTATACGACGATCGCCGTAAAGCGTTATCGTTCCCTGTCGTGTAAAGGGTACGTAGATTGTGCTTTCGATAAGGTATTTAAGATCCAATAAACAGCGATAGTGAGAACGTATCACGTTTTCTTTCGTAGTATCGGCAACTTCCTTATCTTGATTGTGAATGGCCGAACTGCCATCGGCTATTAGATTCACGTAATTGCTCTGAATATTACAAACACGTGAACCAAACAACGCTGCCATCTCAGGGAAGAATACAGCAGGTATGCCGCCAATATCATCGTTGTTGTTAAACCCAACACTGGCTGCTAAGCGATACCACGAATACGCTGTGTTCACGCTCCACGTCAGCGACGTACTCAGTACCTTGTTTGGGTGTATCAACAAATAGCCGTTGTTGCTGTAAAGTGCATCGGCGTAGGCTTCCTTAACGGCTGCAGCATCGAATGGTGGCCGACGAGCAGTGAAGTAATATTGATCACCCCACGTATCGCCCATAAACTCCACAAATGGTTTTTGGCATACCTTATTGAACCAATTCAACAGCGAACCTGTCGAGTTGGTGATTGTAGTATCGAATACTTGACGAAAAGCGGCGTTGTCGTCAATGATTAGCTTCACTATTTGCCAAATCCCCGGCAATAAATCACTGGTAGCACGCGCGTTTTCAGGCGCCGAGACTTTTTCTATTTCAACAGGTTCCGTAGCGTTATTGGAGTAGGGCAATTTCTCGTCGCTTCCAGCCCTTAATTCCGCACGCCACAACCAATTTCTTCGCCATTCGTCATTTGTGGCAAAGTTATCATTCCCCTGCTCAGGACGGTAGCCAAGTTTTTCAGATTGCGGCCAACTGTAGGGGGCCACCTGATCGTCGTAGGCAAACTGATATTTTTTATCCTGTTCAGATAATTTAAAACTGCAACGACTCATGAATTGCGCAGGCATAAGCCATTCGCCACTGCCTGGCAAACCTATTTGGATGTGCAAGTGCGGACCTGTGGTATCACCCGTGTTTCCTGTTGTAGCGATAGCGGTTCCGGCTTTAATCCATTCCCCCTTCTTTGTATTACTGTAAACACTATCCAAGTGCATCAGCCAAGCCTCTACGTAAGCGCCGTTGCGTATAGATTTTTCAGCTAATGCGTTGCGCAACGCTTTCTTGGCAATAGAAAAACCAAAGCCAATATCGCTGGAGGCTATGGCATTAATATCGGGCCATTGAGCAGGAAACAGTAGCCGTATATAAACGCCTCCAGACTTCTTTGGATTGGTATTTACTTCAGCTACAAGGCAATATTCCGGAGCCAGCAATACCGTCCCAATGGGCAATGCAAAATCCAAACCACGATGATAGCTCACTTTCAATTTATCGCCAATTTGTAACTTGCGATGCCCCTGTACGCACGAAACAACAATAGGGCGATCGGGGGTTCCGTAGCCTTGTATCCAATCTTTCCTCCAAACAGGAAATACTGCCAAATCACTTGCCATCGTTTACCAGCTTTTTTTCGGGTGATTCAGGGTTGGTCTTGTAATCAGTTATGGTACTACGTGCGTCACCCCAATCCTTGAACACATCATTAGGGGCGATAGCAATATTCGCCAACCGCAAAATAGTTTTTTTCAGCACACTTTCAACTGTCCAATACAGTTGTTGAAATGGCATAATATAACCGCTATTAGCACGAACCCGATCGACTGCGTTAGCTATGTTGAGCAAATCATTGTTACGATCGCCAAACCGAGTATTTTTCACGCCAGCGACGTTTGGGAACATTGTCTCGGCGTCGGCTTGCACGCTCACTGAATAGAAATACGAACCGTCATCTATTAATAGCTTCATTAGGTCGCGGCCTGAAACTTGTATGTTAATGACGTTACCAAACGCATCGGTGTTAGTGGTAACGGCATCGACCAGCGCTATCATATCCCATACGCCACCAGCAATACGTACCTCACTGTCTTGATCAATGTCTTCCTCCATGGCCAGACGTTCAAAACGCAAGAACAGAATATCGTTTGGAGAAATTAACCAATCAAAGTAGTTGAACTCATAGAAGTTCCCCTGACGGAAAGTGGCTTTGTAATAATCATCGGTGGCGGCTTCCAATTGGTTCATTATCTCTTGGCCGCCGTTGGAGGTTTTAACAAGCAACTTCGTAGGATCGGCTGGAACGAACGGTAACGATAGCGAGAAGTTGCCGCCTGTTTCAGTTACATTAGTGGTCATGTAACTGACGTAACGGGATATATCCACAAAGGCTTGAGGATTGTTGGTTTCAGAATGCAGAAATTCCTTGACCTTAAACCATCCAACAACACGAACGTTTGGCGCCATTTTAACATAATTCTGCGTAACGGCGTTGGCTACATAGCCTGAATTTTCAGTTATTTCCTTCAACCGTTCGTCGCTCCATGCCTTGTAGTCAGTAACGTTACTGACCATGTTAGTGGCATATATGACATTGTCGGGAGTTACGTTTTGGTAATAAACGCGAATGACACAAAAACGGGGTAGTGTCATGGTATATTCCAGATCACCAGGCGTCATTGCGTTTGCAGCACCGCTCTTCCCCTTCGAAGCTGCATATTGTATTTTATCCATTAACGACATAGCATTGAAGATAGCAATGCGGTTGTCGTCAAAGAGCCGTTCTGGAGTGATACCTGTTATCTTGTAGAAGGCGCAAAACTCGGTTATCGTCTTGATTTGTTTTTGATCGTGGACGATATCAACATAGGTCTTTTTCGCATTTGAAGCCATTACCACTCGCCTTTATAAACGTCGTTACTATCGGTCATATAATCGCGCGATACCTTGGCTAATATTCCGGTGAAGAACTCTTTCATGGAATCTTCTATTTCACCAGCCAAGGTACGTAAACCAGCCATATCAGTTACGTTTTGTGCTTGTCGGCGAGCGGCCACGTCTGACAGCGTTGGTTTGCTGTCCGTCAATACCGAAGAAGGCGCTCGCTGTGCGGCAACCGAACGGCGATATTCAGCAGCAGTACGTCCTGAAGCCAATCCAGGAATAATCTGCTTTAGCTGTTCCAAAGGTATATTACCGAAGTTTTCTGTAATATACTGATTTATGAACGGATTGTTGAACAACTGCTCCCATGTCGCCTCTTCAGGATTCAAGCCGCCTTGACGGGCTAATTGCTGGAGCACAGCACTATTTAGTTCGATCTCACTGAGGCCGAACGACTGTGGGCTTTTAGGAACCCATCGCAGTGTACTCAGCGACATCTTATCAAGCCCTAAACGCTTACCGATATCGGACGATTGCAAAGCCATCAGTGTGTAGGCTTGTTGTGCTCCTTGTCCGTTGGCTATGGCAGCGTCTATGGCCTGAACAGCATTGCCCAGTCGCGCATCTTGAACGGCATTACCCATTTGCGACGAATACGCCACTTGCGTCGCGTTCGCTACAACGTAATCCGGCCGATTGTAACGGTTGTAGTAATATTCCAGTTGTTGTTGTTGCATTTCCAGGCGTTCACGAGCGCGGGCATAACCAAGTTCTCCGCCAATTCCCGTATCAACGCCACGATTTCTGAGTTGTTCCAGCTGCTCTATGAGTTTAATCATGGCGCTGGAAGAAGTTTCCGTGCCATAACGCTCATAACGCGCCGCCCGAATTAGAGCGCCCTGCTCTAAATTATAGGTTCCTTCGTTGGCGCGAGCATAGAATACGCGGTTCTGCGTATCAGCCAACACGCCGCTTGTAGCAATAACATCTACCGCTTTTTGGATAAATTCAGCGTCGCTTATGCCTAATTGCTTACGAGTAACGGGTTCGCCATAAAGTCCACGGGTTCGGGCATCTATGACCGCTCCGGCGGCGCTGTACATAGCTTCACCGCCTGTACGACCACCCCACAGGCCGCGATAGTTTGCCAATTCAACAGCTCCTTCAATACGATCCGACGTAGCTGTAACCACCCTTCCAACGGCTGTTACAACGGCGGCAACTATCGCTGCCGGTAAAGCACCAGCCATCACCGAAGTCAACAGCGCAGCGCCGCCTGCTAAAGTGCCAATAACATCACCGCCTACTGCCGATGAGGCTACGCCTGCACCGCCAATAGCTAATCTTGACACGCCGCCTCCAATAATGTCTGCGCCGGGCTGACGTTGATCAAACTCTTGCAATCGACGCCGCGCTGTCACGTATTCATCTTCAGTGGCGGCACGTTCCATGTCGTCAACGAGTTCTTTTCGTTGAAGACGTAACCGCCCAATGTAGCTATCTTCGTCTCCTGATGACTTCTCACGCGACTCTTTCCGTAACTCCTCTGCAACGGTCCGCAGAGCGTCCGTCATTTCGCGTTCTACTGCGGCCCGCTCACTGGTTTCCTCGGAAGCTAAACGGTCGTCAATTCCTCCGTATTGCCGATCTATGGCTTGCAGGCGTGGATTATACCACGCATCAAGGTCCTGGGCGATAGTTTTACCGGACGGCAGCGGTTTTCCCTCGGGGTTAAATAGCGTACCATCGGGTGCAAAAGAATAGCGACCGACCCGCGCTTCACGTTCAGCGCCGAGTTTAGCCACTTCATCCATGTAACGACTGCTGTTCACTTCACGCTCCAAATCGAAGCGATTCCGGATCTCAGCCTGTCGCTGGGTAACGATACTGCGGCCAACGTCATCCAGATAACCTTTGAAACCGCTTTGGCCGAACATCGGACCGCCGCCCTGCGATAACGCGCTACGGAGTTCGTTTACAAGGTCTGAAACCGATGCACTCAACCGTGCATCGTCACCTCCCGCAGTAGGCGGTTCCGGAGGCGTAGCGGGTGCGCTCGTACCTCCGAAACCTTTACCGTTGATATTAACTGTTATGTCCCTTTCGGCCATTGTTATCTGCGTTAAAAGTCATCCAAGTTGATACTGTCGTAGTCCTCGTCTATTTCTTCTTGGCTCAGTTGTAAAACACGCGAATCGTAGTCATCGCCCATGGCTTCGCGCTCCTGTTTTTCACGCGCCATACGTTGCAACAGTACCTCTTCGCGATACTCATGTAACTGGTCAAAGAAACTCGTCACCCGGTGTTGCGGCGACCCGAAGGATACGCCGTGTTTTCTTCGCCACCAAAGGTCGAGCGGGAACCGCGTCAGCCACCGCGTGACGCTCTGGTCCAACGTGTCGTTAAGCGTCGGCTCCGCCTTTGGCGTTGAGAGACGGCTGAGCGTTTCCTGCCTCATACAGTTTCGACATCATCGAGTTGTACCACGGAGCAATCTGCTGCTTGTACCACGCCGTGAGTTCCGACGCCAGCGCCGAATCAACGCTCATCATCGACTGGCTCTCAGGGATGTTCAGCATATTGCGGACGGCCTTGAGTTTAATTTCGATAAATGCCATGGCGTCGATAACATCCACGGCATAAATCATACTCTTCACACCGCTGGCCAGCATAACGCCATAACGGCCGCCAGAGTACGCAGTTTTGAGGTTTTCGATGTCGATCATCTCGCCGACGTTCGGGAACTTGACGTTGAGTTTTGCACCCCGGAACTCTACCACTTTCATCTCGGAGAGTTGTTTCTTGTAATCTTCCATTTTTTTTAGGACTATTTTGTTTAACAATAAAGAGAGCGCCACGGGTCTTTCGTAGCACTCTCTTTATACTTGGTGTTGATACACAACGCGGCTTTACTCGCTTACGCCGTCAAAGAGGATAGGGTTGATATACTCAAACTCGGTATCGCGACCAGAGATTTGCCCTTCCTGGATGTCGAAGCCCTCGCGCGTAGCGAACGCTCCCTTTACCAGGGCGAACGTTTCATAGGTAGCCTTCACGAGCCCCGTTTCGGGGTCGATTTCTCCGTCCTTCACCTTACGCTGAATAGCAAATTCAAGGCCCTCCTCCTGAAGCAGGATGGCGTTGGCCCACTCCTCAACGCTGGTGGTCTGGCGGAAAGTTCCTTTCTTCGATACGTTGGCCAAACGATTGAAGTTAATGGAGTACGAACTGCAGCTCAGCGATCCGCTCCACTCTACCGCCGGAACCTCACTGGGGGTGAGGCTACCGAGGCCGACAACGCGCCCGCGGCGGATGGTTTCCGTCACGCGAACGTTCTTCATCTTACCGACGGCGACGCTGTTGATGCGGATGATGGCAAGCGGCGCAGTCATGACTCTTTTATTCGACATATATCGCTCCTTTCTTTAATTACGAGTTGAACACATAATCGAGCATGTTTCCGACGAAGAACGTCTTGTTAACCGGAACGTTCGGAACGAAGTCATATGTGACCTTGTAATCGCCGTTCTTAGCCGAAACATTTACGTTCTTCCACGAGATAATCAGGTTGTCGTCACCAACCTTAGCCACGAGCGACGTCAGTTTGGTTTCGGTGAAGTCCTTCACGGTATTAGGCGAAGCCTGTGCTGCCGTATTGCCGGTGAAGCGCGTCTGGCCGTCGAGAATCAGCTCCTTGTTGAGTTGAGCCTTGATGAGAGCAATCGACAACTCAAACGTTTGACCGTCTTCGGCAATAGTCTGCTTGTTGTTTTGCAACGACGTAATACCTTGATTAACGCGATAATAACCCGAAACTTCGCGAACGTGCATAATACCTGCCTGAAGCGCCTTAACACGCTCGCTGAACGTAAGGTCGTAGGCGTAGGCGTCGTATCCCACACGCTTGAATGTAACAGGCGTCTGGGCAGCCATACCAGCATTCAGACCCATGATAGCAGCGGCCAGGTAAATCGACGGCAGGTTCTTGGTTCCGTTACCGTCCTTACGGGCCACCGTCGGCGAACCGTGGACGATTATTACCTTTTCGTCGTTGTAGTGAACGGCCAGCGCCTGCGAAGTCTGCGTAACAGTATTGGTAGTGAGCAGATCGGTCTTACCCTCGCCGCCAGCCACGAACATAAACTCGTCAAACTTGGCGTCGTTCTTCAGGAACGTGAACAGTTTACCGTTCGAAGAAGCCTTGGTTCCATTAACCACGCCGTAGTCCGTACAAAGGAAGAATGTAACATCCAACTCGCGGATAGCCTCCAACACATCAGGATAGTACTCATTCTCACCCTTAGAGCCCTGGTAAGAAGTAGTGCCACCGGCAAACGCCGTCGGTTCCATAACTTCGATGGCCGTTGTACCTACAAACGCTGAACCCTTGGTAGGACGGAAATTGGTCATAACCATCGACGAAGTGATGAGCCAATTGTAGAGTTCATCGTAGGTGCCAATCTCACCCGATTGGGCTACCATCTCGCCGTAAGCCTGTGCGAATGTGTAAGTGCCATAAGGTTCGCCCGCAGCGTCCGTACCGCGATAGTTACCGCGATAAATCGTAGCAATAAATTTCGACGTATCGTCAACACCTGCCTTAATGGCTAAAGCATAACCGACCTTCAGATTCTCCAGCGTTCCGTTCGACAATTCACTCATGTCACCATCGGCGATACCGTTACCAACAACACCCTCATTCAAGCACGTAAGGACGATACTGTTGTTGCCGCTGCCGATAGTGAGTTTTGCTGGAGCAGTAGCAGCAGCGCGGGTGTAGTACAGGCGCGGCGTACCCAGCGAACCGTCGATAGGCGTAAACAGTTTTTGCGCCAAATCGGTAATCATGCCGCCGCCCATGAAGTCTGAGAAGTCTTCGAAATTCTCAAAAGCGTAAATGGCCTTGCGCCCAGAAGCGTCAACGCCGGCAATACCTGCACCACCAGCGAACTCGTACGTCGCGTCGCCTGCCTTCTCCTGAGAAAGACCCGTGTCGATAATCATGACGCGACCGAACGAGGCCACGTTGACTACCGAAGTAGGCTGATAGACAGTGATCGCGTACGAACCCGGCTCAACGTAGGTTTTGCCATTCATCGTTACCACAGTACTCATAATGTTATATGTTTAGAAAATTTGGTTTTTATTTGGTTTTACTGCCGTCTGGGGTTATCGCTTCGCCATTAAACGGATCGCAAATGTTATAATTGTAGCTGATGGCCTTTACGACTTGGGAGCGTAATCTTGTTGGAACCGTGACCTCGTATTTGAACGCCAGCGTGAGAGCCTTATGAAATACAGTTGGCGGAATAATATCTTGCTGGAGAATGATGTCGCCGCCTGATATCCGCGGAATACGTAACCCGACCAAGTCAAGATTCGGGGCGTACATCAGCAACATGGCTTTGAGTACGTTGTAAGCTATCATGGCCTCAGAAGCATTATCCGACGTTATGAGAACTTGGTACTGCGCATCCATCCACTGTGTGTACATAAATTGGTTGGCTTCAGCGTTCCACTCCTGCCCCTCGCCCAGAGGGGCGTCAGCGGCTTGTTCACCGGGTAAAATAATATGGACGGCCAAGGCGGTCGTGACCTGGGCGTTGTATCCCAAATGGACCTCCAAATTCGCTGGGTTAGAGAATATTTTCACCGCCTGACGGAAATAGTTGTAGGCGTTCATGTGGATAGGTTGGCCGTCTTCGTTCTCACCAAGCAGTTGGAAGAGGATGGTGTTTCGGACTTCTTGCGGTGTAGCCAACGCGATGTCATCGCGTATCATCTTTACAATGGCCGTCAACACACGGGCTATAATCACCTCAGGGAGTATCAGTGCATCTACTTTCATAAGTTCTCCAAAAAGTTTACCGATTCGTTGTGTACTATGGTTTCGACATCCGTTTGGTCAATGGCCTTGTCGGAGAACCGCCGTGCTACCAGTCCCGGGAATATCCAGCTGAGCGGATCACTGTTCTTCGAAGCGCGCCGGAACGAAACATACATATTCTGAGTTGTACGCGCATAAACGCCCGTTTGCTTGGTAATCCCCTCGTAGATGGAGTGCTTACGCAAATAGGCCGCGTAGGCAGGCGAACGATCGGTTGCGGCTATGGCCCGGCGCTCGGTTGGGATATTATACGGCGTAGGAATCTGCGAGGCACGTAGCCGCTGCCCGGTTACAAACGTGCGGACCACGTCGTAAACCTCTTGAGGCATTTCGTCAGAAAAGCCTGCTTGACCTACTGTGCCTGGTGTGCCATGACGGAACGGAATGGTCAAATACCAATCGCCGCCAGGACGTAGTACCGTGCCGTCCTTACGCAATACAGGCACAGTGTGGCGGACTCGCGATGACCGCTGGAAATACTCCTTCTGGTCGAAAGGGGTTGCTCCGGCCTCCAACATCACAGGTAATTCCCCTGTAAGGACAATCGACTTGGCGAAACGGCCGCGGTCGATAATGTTAAGATTTTGGAGGTACCCGGGGCGGGTGGAGTTCAGACCCTGCTTGGCCAACGCTTGCCAGTTGGCATACACAGCAGCCGTTACGGCTTGAACACAGAGTTCAGTTAGATCGTCTATCTGAGCCTGCGTGAGGCTAAACTGAGCGCCTAAACCGCTAACGTCTATGTTGATGGGCCGTGCCATTATTTCACGGTGTTATCGTACGGAACATCACCGTAGCGCATGGGCGGGAACACATACTCGGCCTTGCGGCCAACCACCTTTACAGGCATCGCCGTCAACGCTTCACGACGCGTGGCACAAGGTTTTCCCTCACGCACTTGCATAAGTTCACGATCAACGTCGATTATATGATACACAGGATAGTGCTTGTAACGAATGGAAACAGTCAAATTACCGACTTTAGCGTTCGGGTCGTTACTTTCTACCATGCCGATTAAATCCTTGTTGAAAACGACCCTGTTCTTATCCAAACGGAACTCGGCTGTGGTAAGCGGCCGCAACGGTTCGCCGTCGGCCACGTGGAGGAAGATGTCCGTTACCTCCAGCGGTTCGTACACCGGATAGGCAAACAGTTCATTACGATAGATTGTCGGCCGTAATATCTCAGAGAAATATCCCTCCAGGTCCAACAGTACGACGCGGTCCATAAATCCCATACGGTCCACGGCGCGAGCGGTAATGGCGGCTGTGCCGATGTTGAGTTCGCTCCATTCTTCATACTTACGGCGATTACCCATGGTCTGGGCAATAAGACGTGTCTCGCGGCGATTGACGAAGAACCATCCGCGCCCGTAGCAGTTTTGACACGTTGACGATGCCTGTCCGCTGGTCTTGTCAACGCACGGACAACGCATAGCGCGGTCAATGTAGGCGTCATACCCCTGATCGTAGATAAGGCGTTCGAAACGCCCGACATCCCATCCTACGGCCGGACGCCCCGGTTGCGCGGGGGTCAGGCTCACGGGTGGGGTATCGACGAGCGAGGCACTCAATATGGGTTGTTTCTTAGCCATTACAGGACTTCAAAAGCTATTCCGCGGTATTGGTTCTTCAAATTCGGCAATTGTTGGTTCAGTTCGTCGAGGTATTGTTTGATGCGGCCGCCGAAAAGGCCGCCCTGCGCCGAACGTGTCAACGGCGTGTTTTGTGACACCCCATCAAGCGAAATACTCACTGACGACATGCCCACGCCGTATAGTACATCACCCAGCACTGCAAGAACGTTTAACGACGCCAACTTGGATATAAAATCCAGCAGATCGGCAGGTATCTGGTCCCATCCGGTGACGTATTTCAACCGCCAATAGTTGGGAATGTACTTTTGACCAAACCACCCTAAGTTCGGAGCGATACCGTTGTAAACGTACGAATTTTGCGTCATAATGGCGCCTTTTCCGCTGCCCGAATTAGGAATCAGCGAAATATTACGATACACGGCCACCGAAGCGATCTTCTTGATAGATAACCACTCCGCAGGGTAGCGGGTCTGCATTACAGAGTTGATGAAACCGCACAACGAATGAATACAGACCACGGGGTACATCGCACGGACGAAACCCCAATTGTTCCACTCTTCGCGAATGTAGTCGCGACTCTCCTCAATAACCTGCTTCTTGAGTTTGATAGAAAGGAGGTGTTCAACGCGAGCTTGGGCTACCTTGATCTGGGTCTTGATGGAAGACTCTGAAACCCGCTGACCGTCGGATGAGCACATCGGAATGCCGAAAAGATAGTTTTCAGTCAACTCCGAAGGACTTATCACAAGGCCCTCATTCTTGTTATAGAGGATATCTAATTGAAGAGTCATTTTGGTCTGTTTTGCGAGTCGTAACGGTAAGACGAGGAAACTACTCCTCGACGGCGACAGCGGCCTTGTATTTCTTCACCAGGTAGGCTGCCATCAATTTGGCGTTCTTCTTGAACTTCTTGTATTCGTCTTCAGGGTACTCAGCCTCGGCGGCAGTTTCGAGCATCTCTTCGAGCGACATGGCACGAATCTGGTCGATGATGGTCTTGTCCTGGTCCTCGGCGGGTTCAGCAGCCGGAACCTCATCTTCCTTTGTAGCTTTACCAACGACCGCCCATTCAGGGAGCGTCAACAGATGGTGAGCGCAGGCTTCAGATACGTTGATTTCGCCGTTTCGGTCGATTTGAATAGTACCGTCAACAGGAACGGTAAGGCGCGAACCGTAAAGGGACGCATTACTGGTTTTCAGTTTCATTGTTTTTACGATTTAATGAAAAACAGGAGCGGGGCCACCCCCACCCCTGTTTCTCGGTTGAACGATTGTTGCGTTAGTTAGAAGCGCGACCGATGTTGATGATACGAACCATCTTCTTCGGTGCGTACAGGAACGGCGTACCGTACAGCAGCACCATGAAGCGGTATGCGGGCGACAGAATCGCCAGGTCCATCTTCATCAGCGGAGCCAGCTGAGCGAACTCGATGACCTCGTTGTCGAACTGTACCAGGAACGCCTGGTCGCAGTCGGGCAGGAAGTAGTTGTTGTCACGGCACAGATCGCCGGCAGCGCCTGCATAGCCAAGTTTCAGCTCGGCCACCGAAATGTCGAAGATCGGGTAGAACTTGCTGTCCTTGGTACCGCCTTTCTTCGTGCGGTAAATGCGATAGCCCGTAGCCGGGTGCGCATTGTCCACGATCGAGAACTTGAGATCGACAGCCGATCCTGCCGTAACGACAACCGGGGTCTCGTTAACCACCAGCGACGACTCACCGTGGCGGTTGATGGCAGCAACTGCGTAAACGTAGTTGCCAGCATCCTCCGAATTGAACTTCGAGGTCGTCACGTCGGACACAACTGCAGTCGGAGTGCTGGTATCCCACGCGGGAGCAGCAGGCGACTTGGGATGCGTGGACTGAGCACCAGCCATCTTGAACGGCGCCTTCTTGAAGAAGACATCGTAGTTGAGGCCGATTCGGCCGAACTGCGAGTCGAATGCCTGAACGCGCTGGCCCATGATACCGGCGCTGGTCTGGGCGGTGTTAGGCTGGATGAACTTGTTGCCGTAGAACGTCTTGACGAAGTCCGACAGAACGGCGGGGGGAGCGTACAGCTCGGTTCCGAGACCGTAGTTCTCGACGATCGAGTTGGCAGCGCTCTCGATGGGATCCTCGGTCAGGCCACGACCGCGAAGGTCGATCACGTTCTCGGAGTTGAGGTAAGCGTCCAGACCGCTCCATGCGTCCGACTGCAGCTGCTGAGCCAGCAGACCGTTGAACTCCTGCGGGATGATGTCCGAGTTGCCGTAGTACAGCGACTTGTTCAGCTTGCGGAGAATCCACAGCGTACCGTCCTTGATGGTACGCTCCATGATGTTGCCCACCATCGTGTTGACGAGGGTCATCTGGTGCGTCACGGACTTGGTTACGCCGAGGTATTTCACCAGCTGAGCCCGGCGGATGTAAATCGAGTCTTCCTCGTCGGGGAGTTCGCCCTCGTTGGTGAAGCCACCGCGGTCAGCACCATACGATGCCAGCTGGTTGTACTCCTCAACGGTGTTGTAGGCGGCCTTTTTCGGCAGGTTCTTCCAGAGAACGATGTCGCTCTCGCGGAACGTCAGGTGTTTCAGAGTACGCTCCAGCGACTCCACCTTCAGCGGAGCACCCGAAGCATCGGTCAAGTTCGTCGTTTGACGACCCGTGATGTCGGTTGCTTCGAGGGCTTTGTTCAGCATAGCAACCTCTTCCTGGCTGGACGAGCCGTACTGGGCACCACGTGCTTGGATGCCATAGTCGGCAAGATTGATAGAAAGTCTGTCCATGATTCGGAATTAATTATGTTATGGAAATTGTTTGGGTGTTTACTCTACTACCTCGTACCCGGTCTCAGCCTTGAGACGGGTAATGATGTTTTTGGGGAGACCGTCAGCGGGGCGTGCCTCAAACGCCAAAAGCGCATCGCCATACTCCTTGTCGTAGCCCTTAGCGAACGACGCCTGGTCGAGCAGCGAAGCAACGGCGCGGGGGTTCTCGCGGAGCGAGATACGGGTGGTATCGCCGCCCTTTTCGATGTCACCCTTGTCGGCGCCCTTAGCAAACGCACGGTCGATAACCGTAGCCGAGCGCAGCGATTTCGGACGCGGCACCTCGCTGCCGTAGCGTTCCAGTTTGGTGGCGAAGCCCTCGATGACGTCGGTCTGGCCCTTGATGATGTTCTCCAGTTCGGCGATACGCTTAGCGTCCTCAGCGCGTTTCTGGCGAAGGTCATTCACCAAGACGGCCGTAGCTTTGATGTACGACTTGAAGTCGTTACCAACGCCCTGAATGGCTTTCAGGAGGTCGGCGTCGCCGCCTTTCTTCATCTTGTCACCCTTTTTCATCTTGGCGCCGTTCTTGTCGCACTGCTCAAAGCCTTCGTCGTCATCTTCAGTTTCCTCTTCAGACTCCTCCTTCTTGCCGGCCTTAGCATTACGCATGTTGGCAGCGTTGTGACGCGGCTCGTCATCATGGGTTTCGTCTTCCTTGCCCATCTGACCGTCGGCGTCATCACCTTTCTGCACGTCTTCGGCATCAGAAGCGTTGCCCTCGGGCGCAAGCCCCAAAGCGGCATATGCCTTCTCGATGTCCTCGGAAGTGATGGATTTGTGTTTGTTCATAACCGATATATTTTTAATTAGTGTGTACACTTCATGCGCGTTCGGTATTGTAATATTTGGAATATCACGGAAGATAGCCTCCATGACGGAAGATTTGGAAAACGTTTTCTTCGGCTGGCCATCGACCGACTCCGGCACTAACGCCGCGCCAGACTTCGTGTCCAAGGCCTTTTTCTCGGTTTTTCCGCCGCGCTCTTCGGCATTATCCTCTTCTTCCTCCAAATCCACCTTTATTCCGTCAGCGTCAATCTCCCCCTTTATAATATTCACAAACGTATGTGGATTCTTAGGCATATGTGTTACTGCAACACCTGTTATTACAGCCTTAACGATCTTGTTGTAAAGGGGCGATTTCTTGTCGTTAGAACCGCGCTTCAGAACCTTTCCTTCGATGGAATACCCAAGACGACGCGTTTTACTGTCTTCCTCAAGGGTTTTAGCAAGTTCATAAACTTCATTGGCCATAGGCGATGAAGCATACAAATCGCTTTCAATCCAAAGCCCCTCGGGGCGGAGTTCGACCTTTGACGGCTCGCCAATAATAGCAGCTGGAGAGTTCTTGGCTTGGTGATGCCAATTAACCATGCCTGAATTCTTCAGCGGCTCAACATCAAAACCAGAAGGATCCAGATACTCACCATCAGCGTCACGATCCATAGTTGAAGCGATACCGCCAATACGCATAACAGGTTCTCCTGCTTCGTTCGTAGCTTTTTCAATGCGTCCAATAGGACACCAAAAATTGAATCTATCGTCCTTAAACATGTTTACGGCGTTATTGTTACCAACATTATACTTGTAATGATCACTATTGGAAACGACGGTGATGTCGTGGACTACTACGAATATCCTTCCGTTATTTTATCGCCGATTCCGGGATACAAAGAGTTGGTGAGTGAATTTCCATTCTTTATACAAGAAACAACAGATAGCGGCGAAACCGATAAGATCTCTTTTAACAGGAAGATATCTCAAAATGCCAAACTATACGTTACTGGTAAAGTACACACTAACCAAAGTATGTTTAGTGATATTGTGCTAAACATACCACTTACCCCTGTGAATATAAGTGTTAGTAATGGAAAAGGAGCGTTAATAGATATATCGAGTGCTTTTTTTAATTCAATTGGCGACAACATTTCCGCACGTATTTTAGTAACAAGCGTTGATCTATCGCCGGATGGTATTAGTGCCTTTAATATTGTTTTACAGACTAAGAATATTTTGCATACTGATATGTATTACGCAACATTGAGTATATATTGTAATGAATAAATTAATCCCCCCTCATGACGAGGAGGGGATTAATTAATAATTAGAGTACAGTTTCAAAAACATATAACTTGAAGAAGCTCCGTTTATATTTTTGCTTTGAACCGTGATGTTTAATCCACTAATGCCAGTTATACCTATCTTAGGACTTGTTACCAAGAGCCTAATGGTTCCAACAGTTTTATCATCCATCGCTGAAGCTAAATACGCCGAACTTACTTCTACTAAAATTCCGCGTCCAGTGCTAGGATCAATGTTAGGAACAGTAAGCGGTATATTATAAAACGCGTCTGAAGTAGGATCGCCAGTTTGCCGTATTGATCCACATAACATTATTTTCGCATCGCGGGGAACTTCTCTGTCGAAGTTTATAGTAATCATGACTCCAGTTCCAGTGCCTGTAATTAACGACCATTCACTCACCAACTCTTTGTATCCCGGAATCGGCGATAAAATAACGGAAGGATATTCGTAGTAGTCCACGACATCACCGTCGTTTCCAATAGTGATCATTACATACGACGGGCCTTGGCAAATGAGTGTGCCATCATCCATGGCTGGATACATTGTTGCTGAGAAGATTTGGCGGCTGCCAGATTGTAAGCATTGCACAAATCCGTTCATAAACATTACGCCAAAACCCTTAAAAAGGGGGAAATACGCATTAATTAAGGCAGTTGGATTTGTAACAATGATCGCCTTTATTTTGCCAGTTGCATTATCACCCCAATCAGCAGCGACAATTTGCTTGCCTATTTGTTCGCCACCTTCAATGGCTATGACATCTATTCCTGAACCGCCAGCACCAATTTGTGTCCATTTAATCAAAGTCGTTATGGCGTTTCCTAAATAAAAATTATTACTACCTACGTCTTGCGCAAAATAGTTAATTTGTCCAGCACTTACCTTTTGCAGTATGCCGATCAAGGCTTCGTTCGTAGGTTTTTGATCGCCTCCAACGCTGTAGAACGGAATTATTCCTCCAACGGGGAGTTTTTGTACTCGGGCGTTGTTAACAGTGGCTTTAAAGTCTGTAATATTCAACGGAGTCATATTGGCATCCATACGAAATGCCAAACCGTTATTTACAATCGTATCAATCCATTGCTGGTCGGTTAATGCCGTAGGAGAATCTTGTGTAAAGCCGTTTCGGCTGTATATAATATTGTCAACAATATTAAAGACAATGCCATAACACGTAGATCTTGACCAACATACAAAACCATTGTAGGCTGCACCGTTGGTAATAATTTTCACTGCGCCATTACCAACTATACGATACATGTTTTGAAACGCCTGGAGTATAGTGCTCGCCGATGTAATCGAGGTAACGCCAGTAGTCTGATTGGCAAAACCCGTAAGTTTGGCCTGCATGGCATTAAACAGATTGGCAATCTGCCGCGACGTAGCCTTTTCGGTAGCCGATACCTGAAATTCTTCGTTTCCAGTGAGAGTCGAACGCTTCGTCAGCTTCGACATGTCTATAAAAGTAGGCATATATTTTTTATTTAAAATTCACAAACTTATAATTGTCACGCCATAATTTCAACGTGCAACGCGGGTTCGTTAGCATCCACGGATACCTTGGCGCTGGCGTATTTGACGTCGCTCAGTGGCGTAATAATTTTACGACACTTTTCCTCATTGGCCAACGCATTAGTGAAGTCGCGCGGATTTTTCATCCGTGTAATCGACAGATCGATGATGTTGCATTGGCGGTACAACTCCTCCGTCGTGCAATGAAGCGATACGCGCTGACCCATGGTGGCCTGACGTTCGATTTCAGCCACCATCAGTTTCTCAACCTCGGAACGGGCCATCTTCTTGCAGTTGTCGTCGAATACCTTAGTGACGGCCGCACCCGGAGCGCGGTAACGAATACGCTTGCCGGCGTAAAGGTTATCGGCCATGGCCTTGGCCTGAGCTTCAGGAGTACGCAACGTCGAAGTGATAACGACGTCGGGGTTTTTAGTAGCGTCAGCCACGCGGCTGATAAGGTCCTTCACGGTGTCGTTAATCGCGAACGCCGAAGGATTATTGTACGTAATGTTCGCCATGGTGTACTGTAATTTTAAGCGATTCCAAACTGATTGAGTTCATGTTCATCCAATCCAGCAAGTAATCCGATTTATCGGAGTTGCTTAATTTTACAAATTCGCCAGGCGTAATGCCTTGCTTCCGGAGGTAACGTGTGAACCCGTCCTCCATCATTGCGATACGATGACCCTCCATGGCCACACGCTGGAACAGAGGACTCAACTCGTCCAGCGATAGCGTCTCGCGAATAGTATCACGAAACTTTATGGCGTCAATATCGTTCAGCATCGGCAAATCGCCTTTGAACGGTATCAACTCCGAGGGTTGTTTAAGATTTACATACGGCGACGCCATACCGCCAACAACCGACGTTGTCCGCATGCGCGATATACCGTATTGTGGTTTCTTTTTCATACTATTTTCGAGTAATGATTTTCGAGCGGTTCAGCACAATCATGAAGGAATTACCGCAATAGTTACCGTCGGGCTGGATGAGAGCGTCGTATCCTTTCAGAGCGGCATAAACGCCCAGCGGTTCCTTATCGTGGCTCTCATGAACGCTTTTGTAAATAGCGGCATAGATATCCTTATCAGGGTCGCCAACAGAGGTTACGTTGATTTTGCTCACCGCATCGCACTTATCCTGATAAACGGTGTACGCCTTACGCTGCTCTCCCTGAAGGCGCTTGATTTCGTCGCCGAGGTTGTTAACGGCTTCTTCCACTGCATCCTCGATTTTACCGTAGTGCTCGCGCATAATCCATTCCTTGAACTGGCGAACGGGGTAGTTGTAGGGCCGAGCGAAACCGTTCTTGCGCTTGATAGCGTCGTTCTCGTACCGATAGCGCGAGAACACGAACCGTTCCGCCGTGTTCGGCATCTTGATGACGTAATCGCCCGTACCGTTACCCTTTTCCGTGATAGTACCGCCGTTAGCGGTGACCCAGCCGCGGAGGTGGTTATTCATGAAGTCGTCGAATTTCATGTACGCCGGATTGCCGTCATCGTCGATAGCACCCCAGTCGATTATTTGGTCAATCTGTAACGGAATGTCGATATACGAAGCATCGTCCCAGTGCATACTGGACTTAACCTGCTTCTTGGTGTTATCGGTAAGGTTGTTGAGTTCGTCGCTGACACGGTCATATTCGGTCTTAGCGTTGTCGAGTTCGGTCCGCGCGGCTTTCAGTGCTGCCGAGTTACCAGCGGCCAACTGCTTGACCTCCTCCATAGCATCCGCGACGGTTATGACCTTGGCGTCGTCCTCGAGACACGCCTCAATAACGGCGCCACCACGAGCGTATCCGAATGCGTTGTGGTACGCCGAAGTCTTTTTGTATCCCGAAGGAGTGCGGTCGGCGTTACTTGAGTCGTTGACGTGGAAATAAATTCCCTCGCCGTAGATACCAACAGTTCCGTAATAACAGGCGTCGTTGTATTTGAAGTCGTCGGCAAAGTAGTTTTTGTCGCTTCCACGCGGGTCAACGCCGCGGAACATATGATACTTAGCCGAAGCCGCCTTGGCCCAGAACGCGGCATCGTCAACGACATCAGGGCGAGCATCAAAACCACGGGCAGCGCAAATGGTGGAAAGCAACTCCCACCCGGTATCGCCGCCATGTCTTTGTAATTTTCGATAGTAGGCGCCACCGTCCTGATTCTGCCAAAAATCGTTTACCTCGTCCTCTGTAAATTCGCGGTACATATCCGCTTGAGATTTCAGCGTCCGGGGTTTAACTTGGCGCGTGGTACGTCGCAACTCAACCTCGTAGTACCCGCGGATGCGGTCCAGGTCCTTGAATCGGGCCTCGATTATGGCCCGCATCTTAGGCTTCGACGCCAATCTTCCAGCATCGAAAAATGCCAGAATCTCTTCTTTACGGGCTTTAAGCGCGTCAATCTGGTCAATAAAATCCCGTGGCTTGAGGTTGGCTATGATACTGGGATTGTAGTGTACCATGCCGTCCCAGTCGATTTGGTCGTTGAATGGTTTTTTAGCTCCTTGCGCCCGGTAATCGAACGCACCGCCATTATCAACGCGGTAAACCTTTCCTGCCGCATCCACCAGACAGTTGTCGTTCTGATAGATATCCCAGTTGGCCAGAAAGGCGTCAACAACGAAACCTTTAGCCATGGCGTCGTAGTCCTTAACCTGGGGTTCAGACATACCGCGCATGTAATTCGAGATAAGCGTCAGGTCGGTACCATCGTCGTACAACTCATAGTCCGGCGTGTCCAACCCCAAGAGACTGTACACCTGCGCGGCGTAGTACTCTGCCGCAACGTGACCGCGAGTGGTGTTCTTTGAACTCTTGACGACAAATTCACGGCCCTTGGCATCCTTCATCAGAACGGCTCCCGTGGAACCGCCTAATTTCTGTACAAAGGTCAGCTGCGAGGGGTCGGCCGGGAACATTTCGTTCACCTCCTTTTCCTGTTGAGCCAATATGGCTTTGGAACGAAAAGCCCCTTTTCCAACAGGTATGCCTTGAGGATTCTTGTACACACGCCAGTCGTAGGTAGTTTTGGCGTTTGGTGTAAGCGTCCAAATATAGACCGTGCCATTGACTACCTTAGTCTGGCCAGGCATGATGGCCTTTACGATGTCCGGGTCCTGTTCAACGCCGTGGAGATGGTCGTACAACGACTTGGTTACATACAGGCTGTACTCGTAGTCATCGACGAACTCGGAACGGGCCTTGTACGCTTCACAGGCTTTCTCCAATACGGCGTCAGAAACATCGCCCTCAGCATTACGGAGGGCGAAAGTTTCCAGCGCTTTTCTCAGTTCGTCCATAAACTATCCGAACAAAAGGGTTTCTGCTTTTTCAATCGACATATCGTCGGCGGGTAATGCGCCGAGGTCCGTGGTACGGGCTTTCCACGTATCGGGAATCATATCCTCGGCACCGAGCGATTTGGCGCGGCGTTTAATCCAACGTCGGGCGCGTTCAGGATTCTTGGCGTTGCCGGCAAGACGAATGGCGTTCTTCAGGTCGGACTTGTTACGAATCGGGAATGAACCATCGGGGAGAGCCTCCTTTTTGTCAGCAAGACGCTCACGCTGCTTTTCGGTAAAATCGGCCTTTTCGAGCGATTCTGCGGAGTCGAGCAGCGCTTCGGCCTTGGCTATCTCGTCGGAGGTTTCGACGGGCTGGATGGCCTCGTACACGAATCCTTTCGTCAGTGCACGTACTGCGGCCCGTTCCCACTCCTTTTGCTTATCGCCGATGAGGTTGGTCCACTCACCGCCTATCTTGGCCATCCTGTTAGAACGGTCAGTAGAACGCTTCTCCGACAGGATAGTTCCAAAGGTACGGGTGGTAAACTTAGCGGGGTCGATTTTGTTCTTATTCTTGACGATAAGGTCGTACAACTCCTTGCGCTCCTTCTTGTCCTCTTCGGGGTCTTCGAGGTGCGGCTGCTGGGGAATGTCCATTTCCTCGTAGCGGTCCTTCAGAACCTCGATAGTTTCATCGACGGTAAGATATACCTCCGACGTCAGCGTAGCACGCGAAATGATGGCCTTAGTGTCCTCGTTCTTCGAAAGGTTCACGAGGTCCTTGTTGGTCATGATAATGATACGGCCCGTGAATACGAAATTCGACTTGACATCCTCCGGGTCACCGACCACGCGCTTACCTGAAGCAGCGGTGGCTTTCTTCATGATGGAAGCCAAGTCGGCGCGAGTGATAACGGAGTCGGTATCATCGAACAGAAGAATCTTACCGTTGTGTGCTTTCAGTACACCCAGCAGCTGCTTCTTGGAGTTGATGTCGCCGAGTTCAACGTAGTCATAGTCGCCGTCACCCGGAGAATCGGTTTCAGCATCGAATGGACGTTTGTTGAGCAGTTCGGCAATTTTCTTGAAACCGTACGATTTACCGATACCCGCGCCACCAGCCGAGATCATGAACCGCTGTTCCTTGTTATCGAGGAACTCAAGATATTGACGGTTAAGATCGTACATGACCTCAACAGGCGGTTCGTAATCGGGATCCTTTTTCTTCATCGCATAGACAAAGCGGTCATAAGCGATACGGTCTTGACGGCTCTGGAGTTTATTAAACTTTTTCTGAATGCGCGGATCTTCAGGGTTAAGGAACCAGTCCTCGACGATTTCCCCATCATCGTTGCCACCCTCGCCGTCATTGATGTCCACTTGGGCTCCGGTACTGGTAGGCGCAACAGGATCCTGTTTGGCAGTCATCTTAAGCAACGTGGATAACGTTCCGCTGGTATCCACCTGCGACATATCGACATTACGAGATTTCAGCTCGTTGTAAGCAATATGTCGCAACTGCGCATTGCCCTTAGGGTTGTTGACAACTTTCAAAAGGTTATCGTCGCTGGTCTTCTTGGCCCACGCTTCAAGACTCGTCGTAGGACCCGAATCGCCCGATTCTTTACCAGTATCGGCACTTGGCTTGGGTTTAGCGTTCTTATCGACACGCCAATTGAACTTTCCAGGCTTGTACTCCGTCCACACCCACGGCTGGGTGGGGTGATGGTCGCCGACGTTGTGCTTTGCTTTTTGAATAATATCTGACATACGTTGTGCAGTTTTCCAAATAAATACTTGGAAAATTACACTTCTACAGCGTCAAAGTCAATATCAAATTTCTTATATACAATGCGCAACTCGGGTACACCGTTGATTGGCTTCTTCTTTTCGTCAACACGAGCGTTAAGCGGCCAACGCTTCAAAATGATATCATGCGCACGTTGAACGCGCTCGCGACGTTCGTACACATCTTGGAGACCACCACCTTGTGTAGCTTCCTTGTTCATCTTACTCTGAAGCAAGAACCGTACGAATCGCGCATACACGATACCGAGGTACATACATTTTAACGAATAGTCGATATCACATTTCAACTCCAACCGCTCATCAAAGTCCAACTCTAACGTGCGAAGACCCTTGAACACGATGAGGTGGGGAATACCGCCGTATTTGAAACGCGGACTAACGTCGATGCAATTCCAATCAAAAGCGCTTTTGCCCATGGTGCCATATTCGAAGTCGGTTTTCATCACTTCTCGGTCGAATTCGTTGAAGAATTCGGCTAACTCTTCTGGAGTTTTCAATGACAAACCGCATTTAGCTTCACCGTCAATTGAGTAGAAGAAGTTGGCGATATCGTCATCCATCACCACAACGGGATGTCCCTCGCGCAAGTAGGTATTCTTGCAAAAATTGACTACGTAGCTGTAGCCACGATTCGAGGCTGGAAGCACAATGAGGCGTTCGCGCTCATGCCCGGCTTCAACATATTTTTCGACATCCTCTTTCTCTACCACGATGTGGTAATCCACGCCGCCCTTTTTCAACAATCGAGTCGTAACGCATTTAGGGCGGTTTTTAGACACGACAAAGAATTGACAGTTCATACTCAAAATGGTAAGTCGCCCTCGTACCAAACTTCCTCAGGCGGGTTCTGTTCTATAAAACGCTGATAATTGTCCAGTGTACTTTCTAACGATGGATAAAACCTCATGAACAACTCCCACTTAACGTCAAACATATCATCACACGATACGCGGCGTTTCATCAATAGGCTTTCACTGTTGTAGCACTGCACACAGACCTGACGACGACCTCGTAATACGTACGAATAGGGAAAGTCGCGATAGTATTCCGCACCGGACGCCGTATTATACACCACATCATGGATAAACTGATTGAACGGGTGTCCTGCACCGAGAGGCGCCAGTAACGTATAACCGGGATTGCGACGCATAAACTTCCGCAAATGGTCGCGAAGCGCTTGTTCGGCGAAATTAAGGCCGTCATTCCCGAATTTGGCGCGTAAGTACGTATAGACGCTCTCGTAATTACAGTCCTTGGAATGGGCCTGAAAATCGCTACAACGGACATTTTCTAACTCCAGGTCCAGGCAATCCATGGCTATACCCAGAAAATTGTACAGAAGCCGCTGCTCTGAAACGCGCTTTGGGTCGCTATCTACAGTAAGCACCCGAACGTCATATTCGGGTGCTACTAAAACGTGACAAGCACTCATCAGGAGATCACCCGCGTGTGGCTCGACACAGAGGTATTTTATTTTTCCCATGGCCGTTTGTATATCTTCTCGACGCAGGGGCCGTCCTTCGATACGTCCTCAGCCATACGGCGAATTTCTGGCGTGATAGGTGGGAGCGTTTTCTTGCCCATCTTGTCAGGCAGGAAACCGACACGGACGCTGACATGTGTACACCCCTGACACGGACGGAACCGACGGTCGTTGTTGTACAGCATCACGCGGGCAGCATGAAAGCGCGGATGGTTCCAGAGGTCTTCGATAGGCATGTCGTGGACGTTGGCGATAGGGTACTCGCCGCGAAAGTCGTCACAGCACAAGCACACCTGGCCGTTCCAACGCACATCCAGTTCGCGGAACGGAAAAGTACATCGTTTGTTGTTGAACGAGTCGTCGAGCGGGAACGCCGCGCCGCAGTGGTTAGCCAGACGACGCGTCATCTTGTTAGTATCGTCTTCGGCGATAGGCGGCAACAGACAGATACGGCGGCCCTGCTTGGGGTAGTAGTACGGAACACCCGGTTCCAGCGTAACGACGTTGTATTTCTCGATGTCGATTTTCTCGACGAAATTCCAGTCACCCTTAGCCGTATAGCAGTCCACCAGAATATCATTCATGCCGGCTTCAAAAAGACGGTCTAAATATTCCGACGTATCCTTGGCGTGGTTCATACCGTACCCGTTGCTGTACATATGAAATACGGCTTTGGGCAGGTGTTTACGGAACGTAGCCACGATGTCGATGAATGCGGGGTTGAGCGTCGGTTCGCCGTGCATAGCGAATACGAACTTACATTTCCACCCTACGCGGGCTACCTCTGAAGCGATACGCTCAGCGGTTTCAACGGTCATGAAATTCCACGGCTTAGTGCCTTTTTCGCGCATACCGTGGAGACCGCAAAACGAACAACCCAGGTTACACCCCTCCGTCGGTTCAATCTGCATGGTAAACGGAGGGTCTTGTACGATTTTGTTTTTCATTATTTGGTAACTTTAATGTTAAGTTTCACGTTCTTTAACTTTGGGTTCTTAAACTGGCGTTTGATAGGCTTGGTGAAAGCGCGAGTTGCGGGGTCCCAATCGAAATTATCAGGCTTGCTGTTGACGGTACAACGGCAATTATGAACGACAATCCCGTCAGCAACATAACTTTCGTCTTCTTCAACTGAAATATTGTACAACTTGGTGTACCTATTTGACCTGGAAACCTGTTTTACATACACAACCTTTACGCCGCGAGATACTATTTGTCCTCGGTGATTCTTAAACAACCGTTTCAGGCGATTATAAACCATATCGCCATGGTTGTTTATTTCATCTTCAGTGAAGCGGAATGTCTCATAGCCGTAGCAGTCCAAAATGTCCTTATCGCGATTAGAATCATATTCAGCGTCGTTATGCCAATTCTCACCATCAGCCTCCAAAACAATCTTTAGGTCGGGAATTAACAAATCGGGAAAATATCCTACAACATTGTTACGGAACTTTCCGTTGTTTTTCAGGAACACTCCTGTTTTAACATCAACCCCAAGTGATTTACAAAGGTGCTCCAACTTGCGTTCAATGAACGACCGCTTCTTTCCGTTAGCGGAATTTGCTTTCTTCAACGCTTCAGCCATCCAAGGACGTTGGCCTTGATATTTATCCTCAATGGCTTTCCTTGCGTTAGCGGTTAATTCATGACGTTCGGTGTCGCTCATGTTAGCATAACGAATGGCCATCTCTTCCTTGACTTTCTTACTCATGTAAGAACGAAACTCAGGCTCCTGCCATTGTGAAGCGCATGATTCACTCCGGCGACAAGTTAGACACAAGCCCTTTTCCAAAAGAGTGTCGCTGGCTGAAACGTAAATAGGCATAAACGCACCGCATTTTTCACAGCAAACACCTTCGACTGTTATCAAATCTCCGGTTTTCAACGAAGCTACCTCTCGCCATTCGCCGTTTGAAAGAACTGGATGGTTTCCTGTTATGCGTCGTACTTTTTTCACCTTTCCACACCCCATGAGATCTTTGACGGCATAATAGATATCGTACAACAGCTCATCCTTATGTTCGTGAACAATCACTTCCGTAACGGGCCTGAACCTGCCCCGGTGAGTCAAAACCATATCCCCTTTCTTCAGGGAAGATATATTTCTCCAACCATTTACGGTGTACACCTTTGTAGCTGGATTGTTGAAGCAGTAGGGATGCGTCGGGTCAATCGTAGGGAGCCATTCTGCCACCTTACGACCGATGTTGTTACCGTTAGCGATAAGGTCTGCCAAACGGAACAGTTTCGGTTTCGAGGTAGGGTCTTCGGGGTCTTCTAAGTACAACTCCCGGCACTTAGCGCACGCGCCTGGATAGACGTCGAAATACACTTTGGCGTCAGGACCGTGTTGCTTGAAAATACTTTCGGCACGGCCCACGTTGTAGGCTTCGTGCAGGAGGTAGTACGCAATACGCAGCCAATCGCGTCCCCAGTCTTGGGTAAGGTTTCCGAGTTCGCTGGCTATATACCGGGCTCCCTTACGGAGTTGAACGGCTTGAATGGCCTTGTCTTTAATTTGCTGACGTATTACCGATTGTTGACGGAAATTAGATTTGAGGATGGCATTCCGTGTTCCGGTTACGATACGGTTGCCAAGCGACGTGATGTCGGTATAGGCGCGGTTCTTGAGGTAGTTGAGCGCATTTTCCTCCTGCTCGGTGAGCGGTACAAAATTACCCGACTTCAGGAACTGGAGAAATTGCTTGTAGTTCATCTTCTTGGCGCGGTCATCGCCGATAGCCTCAGCCAAAATACCAAACAGAAAAGCGTGTTCCAAAATACCTTTCGAGTTCTTGTACTTATCGACGTTTACACCCGACGCTACCAAGATATCAATCTCCGCCTGGGTAAGAAAATCCAGTCCGACGTGCTTGGCGATAAACAGATACTGCCAGCGCCGGAGAATACCGACCATGTCGTCTATTTGACGGTTGTTGAAAATCATAACTTTTCGACGTCTTTTCGAGGAACCCATTTCCCAGTACCGCGAGGTGCACCGCTGTAAGACGGCCTGCCAAGAAACTGAACGAACTGTGTAGTAACTCCGTTTTCAGTGAGTTCTTTGGTTGTGTACACAGTACGAACCCTGCCGGCGTGACGAACCTTATCGCCGTTTTTCACTTTCTCGTAATATTTCTTGGCGTTCTCGCCAACTTTTTCGTTGGCGTGAAAATCATTACGAGCAACACCGTCTTCTTGTATTTCAACCGCTTCAGGACCATCACCCGTTGTTAATGTGCGAATGTATGTACCATTTTGACGATGTTCAGAATCTCGGCGTTGATGAGGCTCCGGAAAACGGCCTGCGCTCTTGTAAGGTAGGCCGACACGTCCAAGCCTCCGGTTCTCTGGTGTATCAGCGTAACGGCCGCTCTTAGAACGGGCCTTTTCAAGCGTGTCGCCGCCAATGGCCTTTCGTAGGTGGTCGTTACGATATCGGTTAGCCTCGTGAAAGACTCTTGTCACTTCGTCTATTTCCATAATCTTACTCGTGATTCTTGGCCGTGTTTGATGACCATACGCAGGCCGTTCTTTAATTCGATTTCCGCACTCTCGTCATCGGACTTAAGAACTTTCCCGAGCCTGTAGTAGAAACCTGCCTCGGTGTTTCCGGTCTTTACGATAACGGCATTATTCTTGGAGAGTTCGTCTAAGCCCTTAACCTTAACGGCGTCGTCCTCAAACATCTTCTTCCAAAACCACTCGGTGTTAGGCCAGAGACGGACCTCTTCGTTGGCTCCAATCGACGCTATAATCAACGCGCCATTAGGGAACAAATTCACCTCACACTTACTGCCGGCGATACGCCGTAGCGTACCCATGTTGTATTTGAACTTACCTTTGTCGTCTTTAACACGAACGACAACCCGTACCGGGTACGGCGGTTCATTTTCCAACTGACTGTTTTCAGCGATTATCGTGCCGACGTGCCAAACCTTTTCAGTCTTTGACGCCGACAGCGCCCAAATCTGTTCCTTTTGTTTCATCTTCCTTTAATTCTTTAACCGCCACAGCCGTAGCGTCGGCGATGTATTTTAGTACATCACCAAGCGCTGCGGCGTTATTAGCGTTCCATTCCCGTATAAATCGGTCTTCATACTGAGTAACGGTGGGGAACGGTGACGGAAGAAAATGTGTATGTTTGGCGTTGTAAGGCATTATTCGGCGTCTTCGCTGGCAATCATCGCGTCAAGTTCCTTGCGGCCTTTCTTCGATATTTTGACGCCAGCCATCTCGAACATGTTTTCGATTTCTTCAGCGAGGTCGCCGTCTCCAGGCTCCGACTCTACACCGCCCGTATCAACGGGGTTCTCGCGCATGTAGCGAGCCAGTGCTTTGATAGCGCGGGCGTCGCCCTTTTCTTTCACGAACGACTTGAAGCCCTTAGTGTCGAAGTCGGTATCGTTCTCGGCCATATCGTTGAAGCTATTAACGTACTTACCAGCGTCGTCAACGTCGGCATCGGCGTTAGCCTCTTCGCGCATCTTGTCCAGAGCGGCTTGTCCTTTCTTCGAGAGTTTGAACTTTGCCTCATCGAGCATGTTCTCGATTTCCTCAGCGATTTCGTCGTCATCCAGCATACTCTGAGCCGACTGTTCGCTATCGACGCTCCGGATGGCGTCGGCCAGGTTGGAGATAAGGGCGTCTTCGCCGTGTTCCTTGGCCATTTTCTTCAGTTCCGACTTCATCTTATTGAAGCCGTCTTCGGACTCTTCGGAAATGTAGTCATCCCACGCCTGGATAAAATCCTTGGAGAACGACTTGATGTCGCCACCCTTTTTGCCGTCGTCCTTAGCATCGGGGTCGCCAAACTTAGACGCAGCCCCGGCGACGTCCTCGATTTTCTCGACCGTCACGGACTCGAAATTGTCCACGTCAGCGTAGGGGTATTTGTCCACGCGGTAGCCCTCGCTGGTCTTAGTAACTACCAGGTCGAAACCGTCTTCGTCACCGCCAATCTGCTTGATGAAAGCGTGAGCGGCGTCTTCAACTCCGGCGTACTGGGCCAGGTCCTCGTCGTCCATCTGACGGAAGCCCATGGATTCGAACGTCGAAGCCGACTTGGCGTCGCCGTCAGCCAGACCGTTACGCAGCGACGTGTCGCCGTTCTTGTTCTTGGCACGAACGCTCACACCGCGGCGTTCCAACTCAGCCGTGGCCACCTTACGCATCTCAGCGTCGGCCGACGGGTCGTTGGCTACCTTTACGAGGGCCTCTTCCGAAGCCTGACGAGCGTGGTTCTGGAGGCTTACGTTGGCTTCCGGCACACCGCCGCCATTATCTTGTTCTGTCTCGGGCTTTTCCTGAGCAGCATGACCATACTCCTGTCCCACGCGTTGCAGACGACGGTTTTGAGCGTTATCAGCATAAACGCCATGGCGCGCTTTTTCGATCGGTGTTTCTTCAGCGCACTCTTCTATGTTGGTAAACCCTTTCAAAATCTGTTGACGGCGCGCTTCACCATAGTTGATATTTTCTTTCATGATTTTATAGGTTTATAAGTTTCATTTCCACTAATAAAAAGATAGTTAATTTTATTCAAATAACCAAGAGAATTCTAAAATTTTATGCCAAAATCTAATGTGTATCCCCATTGGTCATCAACTCTTATAGCTGACGCACCAACCAAAAACCGTTGGCGGAAGTCGGCCCCAGCAGAAAACTTTTGTGTACCAAAATCCAAAGAAGTACCTATCTGGGCATAACCTTGTATAAAGGGAATCCGTTTATCAATAATCGTGCGTTCTACCTCATGAACGCGAATAAGTGGCTTGACGTGCGACACAACCTCTGTAATGGCGTTGCGCTGGACAGTGGCGTCAACGCGGAACTCGCCGATACTGTCATTAGAAAAATCAAGGCGGTATTCCTTGCGTGCCAAATAATCAGCCAGCAAGGCGACAGTATCTATTTCACCTGGTAAGTATATCGTGGTATCACGGACGATAACCTGCGGAACGGGAATCTTAACCGTATCGCGGTATTCAACCGTGTCATACTTTGTCAGCCACTTTTCAACGACTTTAGGGGGTTCAGGGGTATAACTACTCCGCCCCAGAAAGAACGCGAAAATTAGGGCCGCTACAACGATAATTATGGACGCCGCCGTCTTCATAACCTTTTGCCACTTTTAATCATTTCTTCATAAGCCATTATTGATGCCTCCAGTTCGTTGATTCGCTTTTTGTAAACCTCAGCTGCCTGGCTGGCTTCACGCTCCTGAGCGCGGAACTCTTCCATTAGGCGGTTATATTTATCGCGGTCTGCCTGGCGTTGCGCCTCGTATTCCTCGCGAATCTTGTTGAGCTCATTACGAAAGTTCGTCATCATTTCGTTAGATAACTTACGTTCGTTTTGAACTTCCTGATACAGGTTATCATAGCGCTCCTTCCACCACGATTCTTTCTTATCAAGTTCCACCATCAGGGTATCATAGCGCCCTTTCCAGAATTCCTCCCCTTTCAGGTCAGCGTCAGCCTGGCTATAACGTACCTCTTGAGCATATTTCTTACGATCCAACATACGCGCCACAATGGCGTAGCCAATACCGCCCGCCCCGAATAGAAGCGAAATTACAGGGAAGATGGTGGTCATGAAATTTCCGTCAGCCATTGCGTTTCATTCTTTCGTTAATACGTATGCGCGCGGCCTTGGCAGCCAAGGTATACGCATGGGAATCGTAATTAGAGCGAAGACACCGCAAGATTTCGTCGGCAAACACTTTTATAATATCCGGTTGAGCGCTTTTGTAAGCGTCCATGTCTCCTTCGTTTGTAAGTGTAGCGGGATAAATGATGAGTTTCACCTCAGCACTTACATGATTGAAGAAACGATACCATTGAGAGTCGTATGAATCAACAAATGAGAACGACCGCCAACGTATTTGAGGTGTTAAAAGGTCATAGTGATTTGACAAGTTGTAGGCGAAGTCGCGTGTCAATATCGGACAAGCCCGGTTTAGTGTTAGACTGCAACCGTCCTTACGATCGGCGAAGAAGTCAATCGCCAAGGCTATGCCGTATGTGCGGTGCGGCCGAAAATAATTCCAAACATCATAAGCGTTACCAACGACAACTTCGATATGTCGCCGTCGTAGTTCCTCAGCCAGTGCCTGAACGAAACGGCGTGCTTCAGCGTTGAAACGCTTCGATGTTAAATAGACCACCTTACGCATGTTATATGATGTATGTAACTTCAGAAATGAAGCATTCGAAGTTGAGCGTTTCTTCCGATACATATTCGCTTGCCCACGCCACAAGATGGTAATACCCCTTAGACATCTGATAGTCCCTCGTTCCAGTACCATCAACAATCTTAAGATTTTGGGTAGCACTCGGATTGGAATGTATGATTACTTCAATCGCTCCGCCAACGCTCTCACGCGTGTACATTTTCAAAGCCGAAGGGGAATTAAGCATACCAAGCCGCAAAGTCCAATTTTGCGAATTAATGGCCGCATCAATATTGAAGAAATAGCGTCCCCCCAACTCCAGGTTGTAATCATTTCCACCAGCGAGAATCGTAAATCCTGTGGCGCCACCAACAATTCCATTAGCCAGATGTCGTTTCAATATACTACGATCGTATATAGAATCCGTAGCGACTAATTGCCGCAACTTACTACCTTCGTCGTCACCTGTAAGGATATTGGTCAATACACTCCAAATTGTTTTCAGACCTGTATAAACGCTGCCTGCGGTGTTGAAAGCGGTATTGTAAGGAATTTGCGGAAAATCGGTTGACTTACCACCTACCTTGATATTGTTAGAATCGCCGTATTCGGAAAAGTCTATGTCCAAAATAGCGCGGTGAAGTAACGCTATGGCCTGTTCAACAGGATCGCCTGCTGCAGGCATAGGACTTTCAGCAGCGGCAGCGGTATATCCTGACGACAGGCTCATTCCAGTAGCCAGTTTCAAACGGTTATACCAACCCTGAATTTTATTCAGGGTCGTCATCAGATCATCGGCCGTAGTAAGGTCCTGCGGATCACTGATAGTAGCAACAACGGGCTCAACATTGGTCAGCTTGGCCGAAAATATTATCTTTTGAGAACCATTCTGCCAATCGGTGACGATTTCCTTAACCTGTTCGAATGTCTTATTCATCGCGGCGTAATCGGCCGTGTACTGCTTGTACCCGACCACTTGGGTATCGTTAGCTTGCTCAGAAACGATAACGCCGCTCATCGCCGCACTGAAGTCAAAGAACAGACCATTTACGAACCCTAACGAATTCTTGGATGACGTCGAGAGCAACGACTTCACACTACGTTTAACCAGCATGGGGTTATCACTAACAACCCGCATGCCATACAACACGTCGGTCAACGCCGGGTTGTCTGTTAACTGCTGAAAATCGAAATTGAGCTGTGACGTCCTTTGGTCGAAAGTCGCCACAACGTTGTCGAAGAAATAGTTTGTCGAAGCAACGTATTGCGTGGTTGTGCCTTGGCCTGCAAGATCTTCGACGATGATGTTGTTCTGTTTATCAACGTATTGAATACGTGTTTGACCTACCACCCACACCATAGTATTCCATGACGGATCGGAATCGCGTTTCAAGACGTTGTAGAACGCCGCGATAGGTAAACCGCCGGGAAGATTAGCTTTGTTGATAAGGTCGTTAAAATCGTTTATCTGAGACACGATTGCCTGCGACATCGGAACCCACTGCCCGAGCGAGGCATCGTAACTTTTGTGGAGTTTGTCGGTAGTGTCGTACCAAATAATCGCCGAATTCGACGGCGGCGTCGTGCCAATAGAAATACCTGATACAGTTCCGACGTCAATAGTTGCCATTTTGAACTTTGTTAGCGTGAATATACGTAGGTTTTACGGTCAGCCCATACGAAATTATAACTCATATCCCCCTGAGGATACTCGGTAATGGTAATACCATCAGCAGTGGTTTCCCGCTCGATGCGCCATCCTGCCTGCTGTTGACCTGTGCCAATAGGCGCATAACCGCGGTAGATAACGTCGCCCCCTGAGGCGTCAACAATCGGTTTCGGCATAGCATCGCTCAGCAATTGGACAATGGGCGCGGTGTTTTTCTCGTTACTCGTCATGGTGTATTGCTTTTTGTAAGTATTCGTCGAATGCGGCTACGAGAGGGTTGGACTCGCGTGCCTTCATAGTTTCTTCTTGATCGCCTTCAGCGTAAAGGTCAAACGGATTTCCTGGCTGAGCGGTATCGTCTTCTTCCTCTTCGTCGCCAGCCACGGGTTGATCAGCAGGGCCTCCAGCTTCCATCCCCATACCAGCAGCCTCTTCAAACGGATTGCCTCCGCCCATACCGCCCATTGCGGCCTGTTGCTGTTGTTGCTGCTTGGCGCTGATGGCTTGCTGAATAACAGAGTTTTCGATAGTATCGCCGCCCTTTTCTTCGCCGATAGCTGGGAGGTCCCACTTCTCGCGAATTTCGTCCACGGTCTGGAAAGCCTGGAGACGTTTGATGTCCATATCCAGTTCCTCAGAGATGGTCATTCCGTTGAGGCCCATGAATACGAACTCGAAGTCGGGGTTGATTTGCTCGACGATGAACTTGTTGACCTTACGTTGGATGAATTTCAACATCGGATAAAGACCCTTGTCCTTCGACTGCTCCATACGCTGCTTTTGGCCGTCACCGAACGTTAGGCCGCTGCCGTTGGAACGCGAAATATCCCAGCCGATTTCCGTAGGGTCAATACAGAATACTGCACAGGCGATTTTGATCAGATATTCCATCCACGAGTTATACTCCATATCGCGGTTGTTCTTCTGAAGGTCAACCCAATCAATATCGCCTTCAACGACGGGCGTTTTCCATGACTGCATAACACCCGATATCATGGCCTGCCACTGCTGCTTGAACTGCTGAAGCGAGGCTTCGTTCACGTTACCTTTGATACGCAGAAGACCTTTCGGAGCCGAACCCTGTGAGAAGAAGCGGCGGTTGTACTCGTCGCCCCAAAGCATCGATGTCACAACGTTGATTAACTCTTCCAACTCAGAGTTTCCGTAACCGTTAGCGTAAATCGACGTGGTCGGATTGCGAATTCCAAAGCACAACTCCCATGGGTAGAACTGCGCTACCTTGGCCGTCTGGTACACCTGGACGTAGGCCGGATAATAGCCATCAACCTTAGGTCCCCAGTTCTGGCGATCGTCCATCATCGCTCCTTCAAAGTAGGGGTTGTTGTACTCGCCATCGAAATACGATTCCGCCAGGCGGAATGTAGCGGCATCAACGGCCTGGAAGCGGACCAGTTTGCCGCGGCGGTTGCGAATGCACTCAAACGTCATCTGATCGAACGTTAGCGAGTCGTCCACAATCTTACGTATAAATTCGTCAAACTCGTCGCCGCCCCACGTAGCGGTATCGCCACAGTTGAGGATGAAGTCGGTGATGGAAGACGCAATTTTGCGGTCCTGCGTGTCCATCTTCTGCTCCTGGCCGAACTTGGGTTTACGTCGAATAACAAATCCCGTTGAATAGCGGTCGGCCTGTGGTTCGGCGAAGTCGGCTATCTGATTCTTACGGGTCTTGATAATCGAGTTGATAATGGGGGTACGGCTCATCCGGCGCAACGTTTCGTACGAAAGCGAAAACGGCTTATCCTTATATCCTAAAAACGAGTTGAACTCCAGAGGGTCGATCAGATATGCCTTCGGGGCAACGTTAGCAGGCTTGGATTGCTGGTTGAATATTTCAGCGGCCTTGAGTATATCAGACGGGCTCTCGCTGCGCATCGCACGCTCTAACAACAGCGATTTGCGTATCGTCAAAGCCTGCATGGCACGTTCCACCGATTCCAATCTTTCTTTCACACCGGACATAATTGTTTTCACGAGATTTGTTTACCTATAATTGGTATCAACACAACAGTTTCAAAATGTCGTTCCGCACCGTTTTACGAATTATCAATGCCTGATGGAGAAGATCGCCCCATACCGCTACCTGGTGGCCGTTCCACGTGTAATAATCCGTTTGATCGTCGTACGAGCCATTCCATTCACCGTCGTGACGTATATCAACAACGAGGCGTTGAAAACGCGCTTTTTCCTCGGTGGTAAGGGGTGATATGAAAGTGCCGACGACTACTAATCGTGCGGCACTTGTCGAAAGATCATCAGCCAAAATCTGAAAGTTGATGCCCATAAAATCGCCCGTTTCCAACGGTGTGTGAAAGGTTATCATTTGCCTATCAATTTACAAGTTCTCGGTTCAAATGTAGAGCGTTGTTTACCCTCGCCAATCTTCATTTTCCAGTACTTTTGATACTCACATAGCCACATTTCCACCTGGTGAAGTGATATCTCGCCCGACGGCGTGACGTAATACCTCGATTCAAGTTTGTGCCAGTGTAGGTACGGAAAATCGCCAAACGAAGATAACGCTGCCTGTGCCTCATCACGCAGGCGATATATACCGTCAATTTGACGCTTCAACGACGGGAACACCAACCGCAGTCCTATGGACGCACCAGGCCCCACGTTGGTGTAGTCATTCTGGGTAAAGCGCATGAAACGGCGATAGGTATAGCGCGGTATGTAGGTGAAGTCTTGGTAGAATTCATGAGCGATAAATGTCGCCGACGAAGGTAACTCCTGAAGGAACTTGATAATCTGTCCAGGGTCGGAGGCTGTCAACACCGTCCGCATCAGTTTGCCTAATTTACGATGAAGCGTGGGTACAACCAAATGCGTGTAGCAGTAGTCGCGCGGTTTTCCAGGCGTGGCCATCGAATTGATGAGGTAGGCTGTGGTGTATGGGTTGTTACCTGTGGCGCGGTACGACGTTATCATTTCCGCAAAGCGGTCCTCGTCGTATTGGTTATAATCCGGAATGCCTGCTTTCCAACCGTACTTTACGCGAGCGTATTCAAACGTTGATGGGTTGTTGAAATACCGGAACACCATCATCTTCCAAACCAGATTCGTCAGTGTCAGTTCGTCGTCCAGTAGGATATTGCGTATCTGCCACTGTGAATTGTGATCCAGTTCACGATATACATTGGTGAATTTGTAATCGCGTAATATAGGATCATCAGTCCACGGACGTGGCTTCTGATCCAGGAACCGCCGCTTCCATATCATTTGACGCTCAAACATCGTACGGAAGAACTCGTGATAGTGCTCCTCGCTGACATCAAGTGTGACGTCAGGTAATTTATCAGCCCAAGGATAGTGATCAAATTTCGCCATTTTGCTTACGATAAGTTCTAATCAACAATTCACGCCGCGCCTCCGTGCTTTTCCCTACCAAATGCCGTAACACAGCATCCGTAATCTTCATCAACGGACGTTTGGGAGCGTTTACAAGTCGCGTTTCAGGCACGCCGAGGTTTACTCTTATGCGTTTACCTCGAATCGGTTTGAGGGACTCTGCAGCGATTAATGGGCAGTAGTCGTTGCCGTGAAACGAGCGTATTACAAAAGTCGTCCGGCCCCACACTTCGGGGTCTGTCACGATGTCACCTATTTTGAAATATCTCCATGCGTTCATACAGTTAAAAACTTTGGCCCCGAAACACTTACGAATCGGGGCCGCTGTCATAACTACCTACAAAATGGAAACAGAAAAAGAAACTAAAACCCGAACATCGTCAGCTGGCGAGGCGACAGCTGATAGCGTTCGTTGTCGGAAAGATTGGTCTCGAGAATTTCACACGCCTTGATGTCGGTAGCCACGCTGGCGTATTTACGCACCTTTTCGTTATACTCCTCGCGGCAACGGCACATTTCAGGAGTAACCGGGTTCTCCTTTCCCTCGCCGACAAGCGTACCGGCCAATTGAGGACCAGGATTGCAATCGCAATCTTGCCAGCTGAAGATACGGAACGGCAGTTCCATCTTGATTTCGGCCGTCCACCACGCGGGAACGCTTTCAGTAGGTACGCCGCCGCACTCCTGGAGTTTACTCTCGATTTCGGCCGAGAGCACCTGCAGTTTGGCGTTAAGCGGCGGAAGGATCTCAGCCTTGAGTTTAGCCTTGATTTCTTTACCCAGTTTACCGAACTTGATGTTGGAATCGTAACCGCTGATAGCGTTCATGATGTCCGACTTTTCGATTTCAGCCTGGAGTGCTTCTTCGGCGTTGTTGGAACAAGACTTCTCGATGGCGTTGGCCATTTTCTCGAAGACGTTGTCAGCCTTTTCTACCTTATCACTCTCGGTTTCGTCAGCCACCGGAGCAAACCCCTTCAGCATGTGCTCTTGACGTCGAGCTCGGGCGCCAAGAATAATGTCGCGAATATTCTCCATCGTCATTCTCCTATTTAACGGCCTTGGCGGCCACGTATTTGCCCCACGCCCAGTGTGCTACCGCCCCCGCTACAAACGAGAAGATAGCCACTAACGTGTGAATAATCTTTGCCTCATGGGCGTAAATCACCGCAGCAATCGTCAAGGCCACTGCGATAATCAGAATCCACATCCACTTTTTCATAGCGTCTTATCTTGGTTAGTTACTTTATTAACATTCCGTAGAAGTCTTCAAGTGTGTACGCCTTTTTATAGTTGTACGAATCCTTCGTGTTGGCTACTTCCTCAGCCATCGTTATCAATAATTCTTCCTGACGCGACCCATACACCGACGGAGACAGCCACGTTAACTGGACGTTGAACAAAATCTGCCCTATTTCTTCAGTACTCAGCGGCATTCCAAGAAATTTCTCGAACTTGGATTGAATCCACAACGCCATCTTCGTAGAACTATACCCCTGGAATGTAGTCGGCGACGGAAGACACCCATTCAGTTCTCCTTTCAACGACTCTATAAAACGGTTAAATGCCTTATCGCCAAATCCACGACGCACCTTGGGGATATTATCCGACTTATCACCCATCAGCACCTTATAGAGCAGAACCTCCAACGCTTCGGTCGTGAGTACCTGGATGTCGGCATCCAGGTGTTCATTCCAAAAACCCTCTTTCCCCGGAAAGACGTAAAATTTCATGAACTTGGAATTGTAGTTGAAGACCGAAACCGTTGGCGTTATCAGCTGCCGAATATCACTATCGGCCGTGAGTATTACGGTTTCTTCATCGGGGAGTTCATCCAACGCGAAAGCCCACAACATCATCAGATCGTCACCTTCGGCGCCTGGCACACGTGTGACAATTAACCCGCGTTTACGTAGCAGCGTTTCAAACTCACCCAGAACCTCTACGAATGCATCGCTCCACGGTTCCTTCACACGCGTGAGGGCGTATTTGTAGTCTTCGTACACCTCGCGTCGCCACGAATAGGAGTCGATGACTACCACCACGCGGTTTACGTCATCGCCAAATCGCCGCACCGCAGCGCACAGGTTCATCACGCATTTACGTATCAGAACCTGGCGCTTTTCGCGGTCGTCCAAGACCTCACAGAGATCTTCGTTGCGGTAGTACGTCGAAAATATCGAGAACGACAGATGGTACAGGAAATTCCCGTCAAATACGAGGTTTATTTTCATTGCGCTATCTGATTAGGGTTGGTATTCGAAGCAGCAATACCACCGCGGGTTATATTAACCTTGCGACCATCCTCAAAACCCATCGACATAGCGTGGCTACTGCCAATATGCCCTGGGCGGGCGGAGCGTAAATTCTTGTAATTCTCGGCCACGTAGTCGTTCAATTTCTGGTCCGTACGCAGCACCAGCGCGTTCACTTGCACCTGAGCCTGGAGTTCGCGATCACGCTCTTCTTTAAGACGATTCTGAACACCTTTAGCTGCCCCAGCCAAATACGACCTCAAGAACGTACCGCGGTGCATCCGCTTTTCGCCCGTAAATACCCGCATCAACGCTTGCGAATCATCATTGCGGTACTCCTCGTAACGTTTCAGTGCCAAACGGTACAACTGGCTCGCCAACACGTCAAACAGCCATTTTACGACCTCGATATTATGCGGCTCGCCGATAACGATATACTTTTGGCGCTGTTCACGCACCTCGTTGCCGTTACGGTTTACGCGGTACTCATGACGCCTGCTGACTATCACGTAGCAAAAGTTGTACTTACAAATTCCGTACAGCAGGAATTGATCCCAGAAACCGCCACACTTACGAGCCCAGTTGTCGCCGAGTTTTTCTTCAACGACGTTAGTCGCCTGCTCGTTGTCGGCTACCGCGTCCAAGTCGGCCATCGAAAGGTTGTACTGGGTGAGGAGATTCTGAATTTTAGCAGCGGCGTTGGCAGCTTCAGCTTCGGAATTGATGGCTTTTGCTCCTTCGTAGAGCCGCTGCAGTTTCTTCAGTTTCGAAAGGATGGAGTTGATGTCTTGTGTAGTTTCCATAACCAATTTTGTTTTACGATTTCTTTTCCAAGAGCGAAGGTACGGCGAAAAATCGGATTCTCCAAGAGAATTTTGAAAAATCTTTCAACAATCAATCACCAAATTACCTTTCAACTCCAATTCGTACAACCGTTCGGCATCAGGTTTGGCGTAGCAGAATATCAGCTTACCGCCACCTGCACACGCTAACGCACGGCGATACGTCTCCTTTATGCGCGCGAATTCCTCACTGCGGTAAAAATCATAATCACTAACGCACAACTCCCACCACCGCTCTTGATGAGACGCCCAGGCTATGACACCTGGGCGTTCGGCTTCGATACGCTTTACAGCGGCTAACAGTAACAAGGTATATTTCCGACAATCGGCTTTCATAACGTAGTATCTTCCTCGCCGAGAGAGCGCGCCAACTCCACCAACAAACGGACGTGCACGTGCTCGTCGGCAACGATCTTATTAATGAGTTGGATGGCCAACGCAGAGGTTACAGTTGGTGTAGGGTTGTTGGCTTGAATACGCTGACTGAGTTTTTCGTACGCAGAAATTGTGTCTTCTTCAGCGACGATATTAATCTGCACAGCTTCGGCTGCACTTTTGGTCGTAATGTCCACTTTGGCTGCCGAAAATGCAGGCCGTGATACGTTACCCCCGATGTGGTTAATGAAGTCGCCTAATCGGTCGTAGTGCTTCATCTCAGTAAGGGCAATGCCGAGGAACGTTTCGCCAATTTCGTCGAAGAGCATCCGCTGCTGCGTGTACTGGAGAATGGCCGTGAGTTCCGACGTGGGAGCCGTACCGACGTATGCCTTGTAGAACCACTCGGCCGGAACGCCGTCATCAGGCCTGGCCTTAGAAATATCAGGATAATCAACCGCGTTATTGGCGTAACGCATCGACTCTACCAACGCATCAGCCATCGCTTCGACGTTGTCCTGTTTGGCGGGGTTGTGTAAGAGAATCGTTTTCATGGCTATTTAATCGTTGAACCGAATCCACCAGCGTCACGCATCGAAGGCGTCAGTGCGTCGGTTTCCTCCACTTCAATATACGGCGCAGGGACGATGACCAACTGGGCTACAACGTCTCCCGCCTTAAATTCCTTAGTGCTCATATTCACGTTTTGAGGCTTCATCCCTGCGACCTCACCGAAGACGTTGGAAAGCAATCCACAGACGCTCTTGAAGAACCTGTGAACCAACGTGGGTAAGTGCCACGTCTTTTTGTAACGAGCGCGCATCGTACCTCGGTAGCCAGGGTCGATAATGCCTGGGGCATTACACATCACCAAGTCCATTTTCGAACAACGCGAATTCGGGACCAGCAACCCACAATACCCCTTGGGAATTTCGACGGCGATGCCGGTATCGTATTCGATGTAATCTTCAGTTTCCTTTACGGTTACAGCCACGAGGTCCAGGCCGTTATCCTCACCATCGGGGTGAGCATACGTCGGCAGTACGGCTTCAGGGTGTACTTTCTTGAATTTTACGGTCATTTCTTGTATCCTTTTAAGTGTAATTTGACTTCTATCATTTCGCGATCCTTCATCTCACCGCCCCAGTTGGTACACTTCTTGGTGCGAAGTGTAATATATTCAGGGAACTCTTCCCTTAAACGTTGTGATTCGGCGTTGGAGTTCTCGATAGTTCGGTACACGGAACAACCACCAGCAGCGTTGGCTCCTGTCATTTTATCGAATGAATACTGATACGAAACCACGTTATCCAACCCAGCACGACGCAGGCCACAAGCCAAGGCAAAATCCTCCTTTATAGGCCAATCGCTGAACCTAACAGGCTGGCTCAGATATTGCTCAATATTCAGCCCCCAAATGGAGAAGAACCGCCCGTTAATTTGTACGTTGTGGGTCTTATCGCGGTTGAACGGCCTATACGAAAGAGCTGCTACAGCGTAAGTATCCAACTGCTCTGCCACCCAGTCGAACATCATCGAATAGATGTATTCCTGGGCCTCGACGGTGAAATTGTCGTTGTTTACCACTACAGGAGTCTTGGCATCGTCTAAACGCAATGAGAAAGACACGTTATCGTCTAAGAAAAAGACTCCGCCAAATCCCCTATCAGCGGCCTCTACAACAATGTAGTCTCGTATGTCGCCTACACCGCGACACGCCGTACTGTATTCCTCAATGGCGGCAACCTTACCGCCCCAGTTGCGTTGGTGAGCGGCCAATTCGCCAGGATGACAGAATACCGTTACGCGGCGACGGGCCTCGGGTGTTAGGCGTTGGAGTGTTTTCTGACGGTCAACACGACCACGGGTGAATAGTGCTATCAGAGTTTTCATATCACTTAAAACGATGGCGCTAACCTAACATATCGAATTTAAATCCGGTAGTCATACGCGACGCCGCCAAGTCGGCCAGCCAAAACGACGACGAAATATCATCGTGACTACCGACACTCTCCAGCCCCTTTTCGGTAAAGGCCACCGACCCGAGGTCTTGGAAGATGAGGTCCTTGACCTGCTGAGAGTAAACGTTGCCTATCGGGATGTGGATTTTGCCGCGCTCGAACAACGTCGAAAGGTGCGGCCATCCGGTCTTCAGGTCGTACTTATCAATTCCCGTAGTGTGACCAATAACGGGCATACCTTCGGTGTCGGCTGTCTCGACGAATATCTGTTGGAATGTGTTATTCTCCATCACGATAAGGTCAGGCCGGAAGCGGGAGTTGATACGGCGTAGAACGTTCATCTGTTCGAAGAACTTAACACCTTTTTCGCGGTAGAGATGCAACAGCCAGCGTTCGTCGGTCAATTCGTCAATACCCCACACGCTGAATACGGCGTAGTCGGCGCCGACGTTGGCTGAAATAGCGAAGTCACACCCGACAACCACCTTAGAGAACTTAATGGGGAATTCTTCGCGCGAATCCACCAACGTGTAATTTTCCATCCGTAGTAGCGAACGCGTGAGGATTTCCATCGGAAAGATTGACGATTCGTTAGTAATCGGGCGGCAAAGGTTCTCTCGCGAAAAGATGATTGAACCCTGAGTCTCCTTTTTATCCATCAGGTCCTTAAACGACCAACGCTGGGGCCAAAGAATTCGTCCGTCAGGGAAGATGGCTGGATACTCGATAACGAACCAACCGTTCTTGGTCTTCAGGTCGCCATAAAGGTCCTCGGCGTGGAACGGCGTACCGACGACGATAATCTGGCCACCGGGTACGAGCATGTTCATAATCACGGAGTGGAAATAGTCGGTGGACTTATTTCGCTGGAGACTGGAGTAGATGACGTTGTCCTTCAAGCCGTCATCGACAATAATCCAATACGGGTGAGCACCACGCACCGAAGAGCCAAAGCCCTTTCCCGTCAAACGTGCTCCGTTACGACACACGATATTGGTAGCCGACCAGTTGCTGGCCGTGGACTGAGGGAACAGCCGCTCCTTCAATATCTCGTTTTCCTCGATAGTGCCTTTCAGAATCTCCAAAAGGTCAACGCTCTGTTGTAACGAGAACGAAAACAAAAACCCACGATTCGACGAAGCGGCCGTGGGGCGTTTAGAGTAACGGGTAGTTGACGGCTTCTTGTAACGGTATAATTGCCACGCGGCGTAGGCGTTGGAGAAATAGAACGAGTTGTGCGTAACCGTACCGTCGCCCAGCACGAAGCGGTGGTCGCCGTCGGTGGTGATAGATATGTAGTCCCCCTCACCGACAGACGTAATCTTCAACGACGATACCACCGTAGGGTGCACGCCGTCGATAGTTCCCCAGTCCTTGTGTGACGTCTTGGTGGACCAGTCGGTTTGGACCTTTTTACGGGCGATTTTCACCGGGATGCGGTCCAATTCACCAGAAATAGTCACGCACCACGACGAATAATCACGGCCTAACGCCTTACAATACCGCGTTCCGCCACCCATTCGGGTACAGAAGCCCAGACTGTCGGCCAAATTCTTCACGTCACACACCAATTGGTAGTTCGTATTACTGAAGTGATAGCCGCCCTGCCAGTAGTTACCGTCGGAGTCAATCAACCCAGCCAACACCTGGAGACGGACCTCCTCGCTGTTGACTAAGTACTGCTCCGGAATGCGGCTGTTCGAACGCGCGTTGTATCCAAACGAATACGGTTCTATTTCCACAGGTCGCGCGGGGTACTGCACCGCCACCTTGAAACCGCGGTAGCGTTCCTTCACCCTGTTCGGGGTCTTACTCAAGAGTGTTGGAATATCAATATCCACTATCCGCTTCGATGCCATGGCGAGGGAACCGCCACGGTCTTTTTCAATCAACGTACAAATGTGGCGTGAATTGACGGTATAGCTATCACCGCGCGACTGGTCTATACGATACATCATCGAGTCGTGACCGCGACGTGTAGCAACCACGCGGCGCGGCTTAGAGTCAATCCCCATCAACAGGTCGCCAACCACCACGTCTTCGACCTTTTTGATAGTTCCGTCGTACATTCTGACGGGGGTTCCGACGGCTTCACATTTTCCGTGGTCACGAGCGGCGTTGATACACAATTTCTTGTGGTTGTGGACTAACTCGCCCCATTCCAGGTGGTGCCACGACAGCTGGAAGTCAGGGATGACGGAAGTGATGAAATACGTCAAATTGGCACACCGCAGGGTGTCTTCCACCACGGCCGAAACGTTCTCTTCGTAGCGGGGTTTGAAGTCAATCGACACATCGCCCGTGTACATAATACGATACGTGTCTTCCATCAGAGCATCGAATATCGTATCAACGTCGTGTATATCGCCACTCATCATCTCGTTCAGGGCGCGCTCATCCATACCCTCGATTATTTCATCAACGAGGTCTAAGCAAGCCAAACGGTGCGTAACCGAGGGTGCCGTAATCTGAGGTATCATAGATTCGATATTAATAGCAACACCCAAAGGGGTCTCGATTCCCTCTGGGTGTTACCAGGTCCACAACAAAACTCACTTCTTCAAATTCAACGCCTTAGAGATGTAACGTTCCATTTCCAGGGTCTCGCGTTGGTACGCCTCTTCGGGGTATTCTTTCAAGAGCACGGAGTTGTAACTCTCAATGGCTGCCCCAAGCAGCGTAGTCAGCTGTATAATCTTGGCCTTATGGACCGCTGCACGGTCTTCGGCGTTAAAAGCGAAGCAAAATTTTGTCTTGTTGGCGTCCATTATATCGACGTAACCGAACGTCTGAAGCGTCTCCAACAGATCCAACGCTTTACGGTGTGACAGCGTCGTTTTCTTTACAACCTCTGTACGAGTGAAAGTGCGCTGGGCTATCATTTCCCGTTCCAAAGCGTCTTTACACAAAATACGAAGCAATTCGAGTGCTTTGGAAAAGGCCAGTTGGCGGTTTTCGTCCTTTTCGGTGTACTGTTTTGTCGCTTCTACCTCCTCGGGTGTTTGAGCGACACGTGTGTTATCTGCCATTTTGTTTTACGGTTTCTCGTTTTATAGTTGGAAACAACTCGCCGCGAAAACGCACCATAGTCTGTGCCAAATGCGCGTACACGTCTTCGGGGCGGGCGTAAAGGTCGTGCAACGGCAACCTCGCCATGTATTTCAGTTCGTCGTCCTCCGGCAGGCGATACACCACGTGAAACGCATACCGCCCGTCTTCAGGGTCGCGCATAACACCAACGACCTTGACCTCGATAATCTCGATAACCCCTTCGTTGGCCGACAGTATATAGCGCGAATCGCCAACGTTAGGCAGCAGATTGCCCTTGAGGCGCGTGGCCTTTCCGTTCTGGTTGATGTCCCGCGGGGGGGTTACGCGTTTTTGCTTTACGGCGCCGCTCTTCAGGCGGTTGTAGGCTTGATTGGCGTCGAATACCTTTTCAGCCAACGAGTCCAAGTCAGGCGTAATTTGGCCGACAGGCTGGTAGCGGTAACGAATCGCCGACTTATCTCCCAAACGTTCTACCAGCCCGTTGGCGGTCAGTACCTCGAAAAGCGGCGGCGTGATTTTGGGACTCAGGCCGTTCTTAGCCAGTATAGCACCAAACGACGCTCCGGGTTCCAATACACTCACCCACTTATTCGCGGAACGCTCCAGAATTTCAGCGATTGACGCCTTAACGCCTGTGATAAATGATTTCTTGTCCATTTTGTTATACGGTTTTGTTGTTAGACACACTGTATAACGTTGGCGATTTTTACTTGGCGCACTTGAATTCGAAGAACTCATTCCCGCGACGGCGAGACTTTTTCTCGGTGGCGGATGATATATCACCCGTAGCACGCAACCGCCGCACGCAGTAGCGGAAATACTCGGCCGTGGCTTCCACGTCGTTCATCGCGCCGTGGGCGTCGGTAAGTATAATCCCCGCGCGTTCACACGTGGCGCCAAGAGTCATTTTCTCGTCGCCCGTCAGACCGTACATCATTTTGGAAAGATACATCGTATCCAGCGTCTGATCCTGGATGTAGTTGAACAGGCTCTGCTTTTTACCGTAGGCGGAATAGTAGAACGCCGCTTCCAACATCCCCACGTCGAACATCACGTTGTGACCCACAGCTACCAACCGCCGCTGGTCCTTACCCTTGGTATCGGCGAAATTCTGGGTACAGAACCGCATGAACGCGTCGATAAACGCATTCAACTCCATACCGCGATTCACCTCAGCCATATTCACCATCGTCTTTTGGATAGATTCTTTCGTTATTTGGAGGTCGTTGTATGGCTTAACGTAGGTTTCCCAGCGGTCTACCTCTTTCAGGGTGTTAAAGTCTAACACAACAGCCGCAAACGACGTTATGGGGTTCTGTGCGGGGTCCAGGCCCCCGGTTTCAGTGTCCATTACAAGGTACGGTGAACGTTTCATGTCATTTTAAGTTTTTCGTAAGTAACGCTGTAAAATTAAAAACCGCCTCGCTGTATCACTACTGTGGGGCGGTCGGGGGTGAATTAAACCTTTGATTGATGGAAGTCTGTTAAGACTTTAAGATCGGGGCGATATTTCACGCCCCGCGCTCGTCGGTTGCCGTTCCTATTGGTGTTCCCCTTTGCCGGCACGGGCGAACTGCCACAACGTTAACGAACGAAATTTCTTAAAAACCCCCTCACCCATGGACTTTCGGGCCACGTCTGCCACACGCGGTTTTAATTGGGGGTTTAGTCGGCCCGGAAGGATTCGAACCTCCAACGCCAGATCCAAAATCTGGTGTGTTACCATTACACCACAGGCCAATCAAGGGGCGCGACGTATCGCTTATACTCTTCCCCTTGTAGAGTCTGTCTCCTCCGCTCCGGCGCTCGCTATGGAGGAAGTCTGCGTTGCTGCCTTGGAGACAATTTGTTTGCTGGCGACAGGGCTTATACCGTTTGGAGGCCTGACTCCGACCCCACCAGCCTGGGGTATGGTAGAGGAAACACCGCGGTCGGAAAAGAAACTACACTCGCTGAAAACCTAACTCTTCATTGCTTGGCGTTAAGCGGCGTTTCCTCGTTTCAGATACTATAACGTTGAAGCGAAAGTAACTAAAAATCCGCCAGGGGCAACCACATCCCTGGCGGACGTACGAAAGCGAACTGTGCTACCAGTTACGGGCTATTTCTTAGCCTTTTTGCCGTAGGCGCGGAAACTGTACGCCGGACGGAACTGGATAGTCTTGTAGGGGTCGGTGGGGGCCGTAACGCCCGTCTGCGGGTTACGCGCCATGCGTGACGGTTGATCCTTGGGGACGAACTTTCCTACCTTACCGATGGGGATGATTTCGTCCTTGTCGCGAACCTCCTCGGTGAGAATCTCTTCCAAGGCACGGACGAAAGCAATCGCCTGAGCCTTGGTGGTGCCGGCCTTGGCGGCCAGAGCACCGTAAAAATCTTGCACTTTCATTGTACGATAATTTTGATTGTTGATAGATATGGGGTTTGTTAAACCTTTGTCGAAGCGATGGTGATTCCTAATTCTACCAGCTGTGAACGTAACGAATCCCAAGCGGCATCGCGGGCTTCGGGCGTTACCCACCATTCGGAGAAATTATCACCTTCCGTAGCCATAGTGTCGTGGTTAAGGACGATGCCGTATTCATATCGTTGTTGTGAGTCGTTATATCGGTCTGAACGGACTATCGACCGGATGACGTACCACGGGACCACGACATCGCCTAACTCAATGAAAACGCCATTCAAACGCTTTTTCTTCTGCAGTTCTTCAACCTGGCCCAGGAAGTCGGTTAACGACATATCGTAATCTGGACCATCGTCGGCGTTGCGTTCGGCGTCATACGGCCGTGCCTTTACCGCCACGGGTTTATCGCCAAACAGCGGTAGGCCATTGGCGCCGCGAGGTATCCTATGGGCCTTTTCAGGCGGCTGTTTTTCGTCAATTTTCGACGTGCGAACCTTTACCATCTTGTTTCACCATTTTGACGTATCCGGCCTTCACCAACTTACGGATGGCGTTACGGTTGTTGATGGCCTGTAAGTAAACGCAATCAGGGTTGTATTGGACCTTAACAGCACGACGCACAGTCGGTTTCCCGGTGGCGACATCCAACTCCAGTGTTGTTGTGGTATCAATTTCCCTACATTCTCCGGTCTTATAGTTGAACTCAAATAACCTCATTCCCGGGAGCAGCGTAGATGAACCCAAATAGCGTTGTTCCTGTTTTTGGCGTTCCAGCTGCTCGGTACGTGTAGGTTCGGCATCCTGCTGATCGAAGCGTCCGGTGTGGAAGAATTCACTCATCTTGAAAATGTTTTAATCCTCGTTCTATGCCTGCCAACATTTCGCTGGTAAAGGCGTGAATAATATCAAGTCGGGTGTTACAGCGCCAATACGGAACTGCTCCTCCTACGTCAGGCCCGGTGAGGCGATACTGCATAAGCGAAAATTCCAACGTGTAATCAGCCTCCGGGGAGTTGTAATTACCCGGCAGCCGTACTTGAACCTGAAGCAGGTGGGCGTATCGGCCACAGAATATCTCATCACGACGCTGAGCGGGTTCCAAACGAATACGATAGGCGTCCATCGTAAGTTGGAATTCGCGAATGTAGGTAAAATTGACGAGATTCACCGTTTTCGTCAAAACGTGATGCGTGTTGTCTTCCCAATTGGCGTGAATTACTTCGGCGTGATTTGGAAGATGAAGTATTACCGCAGCCCAAATTTCTTGAGGGATGATGGACGATTTGCGTTCAGGACGCTGGCGAAATGCCTCAGGCCATGTAGCTTCGAATTCGTCATCGACCGCCTCTTGTACCAGGGCAGTGATTTCTTTGGCGTAAAGCCAGTTGATTATCCAACGAATTAGGCGTTTCATTGTGTTAAGGATTTTACCATTTGACCGTCATCCGGAAATAGGCAAAATATTTCCTCGCACGGCCTAAGCCCGCAGTTTTGGTTTTGTAAACTTCGTCTATCGTTACTTCGTAACCTTGTTCCTTCAACCGCTTAGCGACGTATTTCAACCGATTGCCGCTGGCGTCTTCTTCGAAGAATTCGCGTTTTCCTTTGGCGGCAGCTTTTTGGATTCCAAACTCAACGTCAGCCAACGCCACTTCGTAAATCCATTCGCCAAGCCAAAGGTCTTCGTCGATTTCGTAGTTCAGGTTACGCTGAGCCCAGGCGGTAAATTCGCGGGCCTGGGCAGCAGTGAGGATAGGGCGAAATTGCTTGGTTCCCGTTTGTACTTTGGCCGTTTGCTGTTGGCGCTTATCGGTGAGCGTGAGTTCAAAACCGTTGAGAGAACTTACAGTCAGCTGCTGTACGTCAAGTTGGCGATTTATGATTCGCTTTCCGTATTTTTGCACTAACCGTTGTAAGACTTGGACCATGTTGTCTATTTCTTGGCGTTGGCGTTCCATTTCTGCGATTTTTGAGGATTTACAGACTCAATAACGTTGGCGATATTTTGCGTGCTGTAGTTTCTTCGTTCTTGGCTGTCTTCTCTCGCGTAAGCGTACGAGCGCACGTATGTGCGCGTCAGAGAGACGTCTTCGACAGATTTATCTGGAGAAGAAAGTCTCTCTGGTAAGTGTAAAGAGAAGTGTTTTTTTCTCTTTACACCGGAAAAGGGGGATTATAGGGGGTTAAGGAAAGGAAGGTTGCAGGAGGGAAACCATTAGGGGGAAGAAAGGGTTGCCAACAGAAAAGCGCCAACAGAGGCTTTGTAAATCTCCAACAAGGCGAAATTTACAACAGCATGGAATAAATCGCCAAAACATCGTTTTACAACATCTCCTCAGCGGCAGTTTTTACGCCAATCGTTTTTAGGCGATTTGACGATCTAAAATCTCTCAGGTGAGGTAGGTGTACCAGAAACAGATTATCGACAGAATTCAAGAGCAAGAGAGCCGTCCCCAACAATCAGGAGCGGCTCTCTTCAGTAGGCGAAACGTCGATGTGTTACGATACAGGCTTTTCGTCAGCTTTCAACACAGCTTCGGCATCGGCGACCTTGTCGTCCAGGTCCGTCACCGTAGGATCGCTACCATCGGCGGGGACGTCGATACGCTTCAGCCCTACCTTGGAACCCAGCTCACGACCTAACATCGCAGCCAACGCCGCCATGGGGTTATCCTGTGGAGCGAAAGTGGGTTGTTCCTCTTCGTCGGGGTCGGGGATACCGTGTTCGCGACGAAAAGCCTCCGACTGAGTACGAAAACGTGTGAGGTACTCTTGTTGAATGCCGTCGGGATTGGTACGCAGCCAACCCTCATCAGCCAACGTGGCCAACAGCGGTACGTTGAAAGCGACCAGTTTCTCTACCAGGAACGTACCAACGCCAAACACGTTGGCCAACAACACACCGTCGGTGCGGCGATACGTAGCGCCCATCAGGTCCTGATCTACCAACACGAACTGACCGTAGAGTTCACGCGGATTGGTAGTGGGGACGTGTTTAGCAATTTTCTCCACACCGATGCCGCAGTGGCCGTAACATTCGTTGACGATCTCCAGTATCGTACGCTCGATAACGCGCCATTCCTCATCCAGCACCGGGCCGTATTTTTCGATAGCCTTGGCGCCAAGGGCGGTGAAGTAAAGCGCGTCGTCGTCAGGACAGAACTCCATCAATCCAGCGTCGGTGCATTCGTGTGACAGACGCTGGATTTCGCTGACGACCGTGGTGCCATCGCTGATAGGCATCACCGCCCGGAACACCAGGTTGTTATCCAGGAACGTTCCCAGCCACTGACGAATTTCGCCGTAACGCGGAGCGGCCTCAGCTACGTCAGTGAAAGGCAGCGGACCCTCGTCCACACAGATGATACTCGGACGGTCGGCAGCAGCGTTGGCCGCAGCGTACAGGAACAGAACCTGGGCCTTGGTGATACGTGCTTCGTCGTTGATAGGTAACGCCTCCTGGGCATTGAACACGGTGGTAATTACGTTTGTTTCCATTTTGTTGTACTATGTTTTGAATGGTTTGTTTAACTTCGGTTATTGGGCGGCTTCCTTCTCGAATGCCCGTAGCAGTTCACGGGTGTCGGCTATACGCTCACACAACCGACGAACTTCTTCTTCGCTGGCGTTGGCCTTAGCGCGGTTAAGTGATTTTACCTGCTCGCGATACAGGGCTACCTGTACGCGGAGAGCTTCCTTGGAATGGGTTTTAGCGTAGTCACGGGCCGTAGCCATGGCCGTGGCGCGGGTTACTCGGTTAGGTGCCATAATTCGTTGTATTAGGGGGTTAAACTTCGATTTCTACTTTCTCAAACATCTGACGATCGGGGTTGAAGTCGCCAAACGTCACCCCTACGCGATACCACGCCTCGGTCGCCTCGCGGTGTGTAATGTTATTGACCGCTATGGCGTTACGCCGTTCGCCATGGATTATTACGTGGGTGAAGATGTTAGGATCGGGCAGCAGCTCACGTGCCATTATCAGCCGCCGTTCTTCGACTATACAGCGTTCGTTGTCGCCCATATCGCGTAGGTCGCTGTTGGCGTCGGCATTGACGATGTAAAGATTTACGCGGGTTTCAGGTTTCATGGCTTACCAGTTTTGAAGTTCGTACTCTTCGAAGTGGGCTTCGTAGTCCTTCAAGCCGAGTTCACGTAATTGAACGTTGGCGGTGCTGATGGCAGTCGTCATTTTCCTTACGCCGGACCCGTACCTTACCATCGCCTCTTTAAGCGATTTTAGGCGGTCGTCCAACAGCAGTAGGCCCATCCATGCGTATCGGACGTACTGCGGCCCCACCTCTTCACACGAAAACCGCCCTTGATTCTCGACTGCCGTCACCAGCGTAGGTTCGTCGTTGCCGGTAACGCCACGATAGATGTGAAAAGTCAACGCCGATCGCTGGTCAATTTTACCTTCTGCGTCCACCAACCCAAACGTTACGGAGTTCTCGCTATACCGCGCCACACGCCAGTCGGCGCAGTTACGGTTCTTTTCCAAGAACTCAGCCAAGTCGCGGGAGAAATTGTTCGTTAACCCCTCAATTGAGGCGTTGTAGGTGTTAATCTTTTCACGCAGGGCCTTTTGTTCGCTCTTTCCAGCGTCGGTGCAAAGATAGCAGTGCTGGGTGTAGAAACGGAACCATTCCAGGCGAGCGTCGCGGAACAGCGACTCCATATCGTTCAGGTATTTGACCATTTCGCGCTTTGATTTTTGGTACTCACCCACCCGGAACGAATTGCCACCCATCGACTGGAATGCCAGATCGTACGCCTTTTGAGCCTTGAACGTAGGTTCGGGGTTGATGCCGGTACGACGGGCCTCGGCCTCAGTCCAGTCCTCGCGACGTTTGAAGACCTCGATGATAGCGTCCATGACGGACTCCTTGGTTCTGAATTGGTTGATACGATACGTTTTCATCGTGCTATTTTGTTTTGCGGTTTTGACTATTTTATTTGGCGAGGTAGGCGTTGATGGCGTCAGATAGCTGGCGTAACTGCTCACGAGTATATACCGACGATTTCCAAACCGAGCCAGTACGACTTATGGACATTTCTACACCCTCGTCTGTGTCGGTAAAGTCCACCAGGAAATTGTAGTCGTTGCGTTCTTGATTGGTGATTGCCTTAATGCGGTCCACCGGCGATCCGGTAAATAGGTCCTTACCCTCGCCACACCTCTTTACGACCACCAGGTAGTCGTTTTTCATCATACGAGTATTATTATCGTTCGTTTCTTCGACGCAAAAAAACTTCCGTGTAATTCTTACAGCGCTTTACGATCTTGTAGGTACGGCGATTGATGTTGGAATAAACTATACTCCCCACCGGGACATCGCCCAGACGCTCTTCCTTATCGGTGATGATTTCAGCGCCATATTTCCCTACCAACTTGGCAGCCAGCGGAGCTGTCTTAGCGAATTCCGCAACGGCCTCCTGTGTGGTCGGCATTTTGACGGACGAAATAATCACACGGCCAAGGTAGTCACCACCTTCGGTGTTAAACTGGAAGAGCCATTGTTTAGGCTCGCCACCCGATATGCGGCGAACGTAGTCAGCAGCCGATTCCTCGTTCTTGGGTTCTTCAGGCTGGATAGGCGCCTTGGCCCACTCCATCCACGCCTTATTCCACGCCGAGCGAACGAACAACATATCGCCACTACCATCACCCCACCAATCGTTACAGTGTGAAAGGTGAGTGCCGATCTGATGACGGTTAGCAGTGCAGAGTTTCTTGTAAATTGAGCGGAACATCGTCGATACCACACGCCCAGCGAAATGACCGCCTTCGCGAGCGTCGTTAGTACAATACCCCCAAGCACCAACGATTTCTACCTTACCCTCTTCGTCGAGGAACTCAGTTTCGGTATCGCCCCAGGCTCCAAACAAGAAGGTATCTTTCAGGAGTTGCTGTTCCTCGGTGGTAAGAACCTTTACAATTTCACGGATAGTTTCAACAGTTGCTTTCATAATTTTGAGTGTTTTAGTTTCATTTTCCACTACAAAGGTACGGTGAATTTACGAAACCGCCAAGAGAATCTTGAAAAAATTTTCTCTTTTTTACGAAGATTTTACAAGACCATCGTTTAATCAACACCAGAGCGAGTATAGCATCATTGCCAAAGTAGCGCAACAACACAAAACGCCAGTAAATAAAGAAGGCTGGAGATCACACGGACCACCAACCTCAGTATATACGCCAACAGTTTCATCACGTTCAATTCTTATAATTATCCATCAATTTATCAAACGCGCGAATTCGCGGTTCAATTTCGCGCCATGGCCACCAATAGTCCTCACCGTCCACCTGAATACCGCCAAGAAATTCGGGGTTAAACTCTGGTATCACCAAACGGAGCCACACGGGGTTGTATAGCGGCTTTTCATACACAAATTGTCTAACGGCGTACCCCTTACCCTCATCACGCAAGATATCGGCCAGCTGAAGGGTCAATTCTTCCGACTGCCACGCCGTATCGTGGAACGCTACACACATCCCCAGACCGCTGTGAGGCGCAACGTGTTTCGACTTTTCGAAATAATCTTTTCGCGCTGCCGTAATCCAACGCGCAATAACGGCTCGTTTTTTCGGTGGTAGTCATGGTTTAAACAGCATTTTGTTACACTTAGGACAGCGGAGTAGTACCTTAGGGAGGTAGCGTTGTTCGAGTGCTCCGCGTATGAATATCCGCACCTGGTCGTGAGTTAGCGCAATTCGTTCGCCACACTCACACGTCAACGTCACCTCAACGGTGTACTTACCTTCGCCAGGCTCTTCATCCAAGAACAGACGGTCAGGGAACTGGCGGAACTCCAGTACACCGTTGGCGTTGCGTGTCCACGAATTACAGCGTTCTTTACCAAACCCCATATCCATCGTAAATGCATATCCCTTAGTGTTGGCCAAGAATTCGGGTGTTAGATAGATCTTAGCGTCGTGCGGACGCTTAGGGTCGCTACTGGGTAAGGTGTAACACCCGTAACGACGCATTTCTTCGCTGAGTCGTGGGTCGTCGTAGTTACGTTCTTCGTTCATATCATTCATCAGATTTTAGTTGAACAACGTTCCGTTGGCGTATTTCATCACCCAGGCAGTAGATTCCAGCAGATAATCACCTTCTTTAGCCATATCCACCAACCGCCAATATTGAGGAAATACGCGACCCGTAGGATCTTCTCCGGTGGCGGAGTTGTAACGTACTTCCATCTGGGTAGTACGAAAATCGCGGAACCCTAACCGCGCAGCACGAAAATGGTGTTCGTCCTCAGGACTGGTAAGGGTTACGGCGATAGCGTCACACAGCGGCGCCACTTTCAACAACCCCTCTACGTCGGGAAACCCCGTGAAGAGTTTAACACGCACGTTGGCGTTGGCGGAACGGAGTTCGGTGATAACGTCAATAACACGTTGAGGGTAGTTCATCGGTTCGCCGCCGATAATCTGTACCACCGTGAAGGAATCACCCAGAGCACGGCCAGTTGAAATACAAACCTTACCCTGCTTGACCCACAGCTCACGCGCTGCGGATAATACCCGCGCGCCGTAGGCGTCAACGGGCAGTTCATCCACTATCAGGCGACATATGCGTCCTTTGTAATCCATCGTTATCGGTTTTTTAGTGTGTTGCAGAACACGACCCGTTTCTTCTGGCGTTTTATCCAGCCCCCGATTGTAGGGTGCGTCGGCGATTTCGCTGAACGGATACGGTACAGGCATCGTGTTGAGTTCGGCACGCGATGAGGGCGTTCTCCAAGCGCGTGAATGGCGACCTCTCAGCTGTTTAAGTAACGATGGCGGAATCATATCCTTTGGCGGTTCGTAAGCTGGTACGAGCGGGGTTTCGGGCTCGGGCTTCGGCGGCGAGGGACGCTTAATGCCCCTATCTGTGTTGGCGGTGCCGATTTTAGCCTCTTTCCCACGAAGACGGCGTAAACCCCTCCGCGATGCCGTAGAACGAACTGTAGAGATCGCCAATCCCCATTTAGCACAGAACGCTTCTACATCCATAGTGGCGTAGTTTTCTACGAGTTCCTTTAAAGCCTCACTCCCCTCACACAACACAGCGTGTTTATCACGTAAATCAGCCATATCACAGATAGGTTAAGGTGGTGGTGTATTTAGCCCGTTCTTCGTTCAGTAGGGCTAACAACTGATCCTCGCTGCGCGACGAAGAACCTTCGTAATGGTATTCTTCCAACACGAGTTCTACTTCGGCGTCGTTGTGAACCGGATAACCGCGTCCTCGCGTTATCAGTTGACGTTCGGCTTTGGCGCGTTGGCGACGGACATCCTCAATTTGACGGATTATTTCGTCCTTAGTCATCACCGCGTCAGTTTTAACATCCAATCGCGGAACTGGTACGGCGCACGCGGTTCGCGTTCTATCAACTGGCCTGTACGTAGGTTACGAAGATGATAGGTCGGAAACTCGTCTTCGGTATCGCCGCCAACGATAAGACACGTGTCTTCACCCTTACCAGCAGCGTCGTACATTTCATCCAACAACCCGATTGGGTCGTCGTTGGCTTCGTCGTACACCACGCCGTACAACTCGCGAAATTCTTCTTCGGTGAAGTCCACGCCAGTGTAGGCGGCTATCTCGGTCCACGTCTTCACCTTTACGCGGGTGCCGATACGATACAGGGGATTCATTCTTGCGCTTGGTTAGGACCCTCGGGGTCAAGAACACTAATAAGATTCTGCATTCTGCGGAGGTTGTAACGCGCGGAAGTCTCTTTGGCTATCAACGTCTGGCGATACGCTTCGATGAGAGCCAAACGTAAATCTTCCAACTGCTCACCGTTGATGGCCGCATCGGCCAGAACGTTTCCTTCGAGGTCGGTGATGTTGATAATTACAGCCGAACCGTAGTACGAGCTACCGCTTACGCACGTAAGCTTGTCCAACGTATTCATCACGGCCTCGGGGCGCTGTACATCAGCCTTACGCTTCTCGGCCAGGAACTGTTTAAGAGTCTTGGATTTCATTTCAAAAGCGTTTCTAAAAGTTGTTGACGACGTAAATTAAGGTGCGCTAATTCTTGAATAGCTTCTGAGCGCTTAGCGTCGATATCGCTGATTGAATCAGTGTTGGTAACGACGACATTTGGGTTGGTTAGATCCGATGCCCAATTGATTATCTGTTCCAAATGAACTAATTCTTCACGAGTGATATAACGAGTATTGCTGTCGAAGGTGTAATATGCCATTTGCTTTACGATTTAAGTTCTACGATCTTACGGCGTCGGCCAAATAGGCTTCAGCTCCGGTAACATTGGGCGTTTCAGCGTCCCACCCAGCGGCATACGCAGCAGCGATAAGCATTTCGGCGGTCATGGCTATTTACGGTTGAGACGTTCGATAATTTTGACGATAGCCGCTATACCAGCCAACGTAATTACGCCAGCCACTGAAAGCCACACGGTCTTACTCCAAAAGTTTTCAAAGCGCCAGCCCAAGTAGGCTATATTCGTAGCGCCAAAGACGATAACGAGTACGATAATACACAGCGCCCAAGCAGCACGCTCTTCGAGTTGTTTACGATTCTTGTCCATTTTTACAGAGTTTAGTTTCATTTTCCAAGAGCGAAGGTAGTGTAAATCTCCAAGACTTCAAAGAGAATCGTGAAAAATCTTCCAAGAAAGTGAATTATTTCGTAAATCGCCAACAGAAACCCCCAGCAGACGGGTTGGTCCACCGGGGGCACAGATAATACAACGGTTGTTAGATGAATTTACGTGTTATCCACTGGATGTACTCCTTTCTCACTTTCAACCGTTCATCGTCGCCGCGAAGACTATTTTGCTCACACACATACGACCGCTTGACTATTTCGTAACGCGTCATTTTATCCATTTGTTCCATCATCCACTGATACGCGTCGCCAAATTGTGCCGTTGACTCAATGCCTGTAATATGTCCCGTGGGATGTTCCGTACTTATATGCACTACCAACGGGAATTGGCGCATATCTTGACGCTTTAGGTATAGCCTAATAAAAGCCGGATACGTGCCGCCAACGTTGGGCGGTGCTCCTGGGATATATTCCGCATATACGCCGTTGGATAACGCTACGCGGTTATGGTAGTACGCATTCAGAGCACGCTTAGTAATACGATTCACCACTTCGTCAAAATCCATCGTATTAACGTCAACGGCTTCGAGTCCTACCAGTTGGCGCACCTTAAACAACGACGGACGGTATTCATACCACATCGCAATTAATATAACAACGATACATATCGCTGCGGCGAAAAGTGTCGATTTGTCGTCCATAGTGCTCTTGAATTTTCGTTATCGCTCAGCGAACGTTCCCTTGTACCCCCCCGCCCCCGCCACGGCCACAAATCGCACGTTACGGTCTCTTTCGTCAAGGGAGATATACACCGCTGCTGACGTGTTGGCGAACGCCGGAACTACGCCTGTCTCACGGGACGACGCCACGGCAGCTATTTCTGTCGCGGTCATTTTCTCCACCACGGTATCAGGGCGAACGTCAAAGCCCAGCGAACGGATAGCCCCCATCACGTAATCCGACACTTCTACACGCGCCTGCAGTGTACTCATCATATTTTCAAAATCACGCCGAAATTCGCTAAACGAACGCGGCATGACGGCGGTGGTCACAGAATCACCTACCATGCTGTCGCCAACGAACATTAGGTTACGAGTACGCTCGTAGAACCTATCAGCCACGGACACTACCTTTGAAGCCTGCCAACCGATGGCTTCAGCCTTTTGAACGACATACGCTGCTCGCTCTTCCAGCTCACGAGGAAGATTTACCAACATACACGCTTCCTCGTTGCTAATGAGCTCGATGGGCTGGCCATTCCAGCGCTGCTTGAATTCTTGAATTTCCATCACTTCTTGAATTTAGATTTTTGTTTTTTGTTGAATTTGTGTTGCGGTACGCGTCCCTCTTCACGTGTTAGTTCGTGGTCCTCGTCCGGCGTTTTATTAAACTTTGAACGCCAAAAATCAACCTCGGCCTCTGCTCGGTGTTTAGGTCCTTCCAAGGTCTCACGCTGCTTGGCGATACGCTGAAGGAAGAGCTGTTTTATGGCTTCGCTGGAAGTACGTTCTTCGTCAGTCAGGGGCTGTGCCTTAACGTCTTCAACCTCATCGATGCCATTAACAGCGTGGTTGTGCTGAATACGATTGAAGTCGTAGTTCATCGACGATGGATATTCCATCTCGGCTTGGGGGTCGTATTCATCGTTCGTAGGCATAAATTTAGCGTAATACGAGTTGTGCAACCCGGCTACCAGTTTAGCCAGGTCCCAGTTCATACGTGCAGCCACACGGCCAAGGATTATCTCCTTGAGGTTTACCGATTTGTAGATGGTCTGTTGGATGTGAAGACGAATCTCTGTTTCGACGTTGACGTCTATGGCGCCGTTGATGAATATCTGGTCGCCTTCAGCCTCTTTACGTATCTGTTCCAGAGTGCGTAGCATCGAATTATAGGCGTCGTTCGAGCGAAGGGCCTTGTAACGCATTTTCATCTGGGTGTACATCCAGCTGAGTTCTTCCAACCGCGGACGCTTCGAGTACAGGCGCACGTCCTGGACGCGGTTACGGAATTCCTCGCGACGTTTTTCAATATCGTTAATAAACCGCTTCAATACGTCCTGAACGTAGTTTAGTTCTACCTCTATTTCACGACTTTCAGCCAATATACGGACTACCTCCCGCGGGGTGAACATCTTCCCCAAGAGTTCCTTTATATCCTCTACCAGCGTCACGTCGCTCATATGAAGCGATTTGTGTTCTTCGCGCTCGGCCTGTTTACGCTTACGCGCCAATTCGAACGAACCCCGTGCCACGGCCAAGAGGCGGTTGGCCGTCACCTGGACCTTACGGCGTTCGGTGTACATTTCCAAAATTTCTTCACGTTCGCTGGTAGAGAGGTGCTTAATAGTGTCGTGCAACTTACGCGGGAACCACATCAGGTTGATTTCCGTACCGTCAGAAGCCAACACGTGGATGCGTTTCAACGTGGCCGACTCCTTCATCACCAGATATTTCTTCCACGCCACTGTATCAACGATTTCCGGAGGCACCGGGGCGTTTAATATGTCCTTGAAGTCTTTTTCCATTGCGTTGTACTGTATATGAGTCGTTGGAATAATAACTGTTGGCGCTATTCATCTACTATTGACGATGGTTGCGATGAACGGTTGGCGTCGTTGTGGTATAGCGCAGGTGCCACTTCGTTACGATAATCCACAAATGCCCAACGGTTGTGGTCACCACTCAAAGCGCCAAGCAATTCACGGTCCTTCCAGATGTTGTTATGGACGGGAAACGGTTGGCGGCGCATACGTGTAGGAACTATGCCGTAAACGACAGTGTTACGTGCTATACCCTCACTGACCTTCACAGCATCGGGAACCGTTAAGCGAAACGCCTGACCCGCGTCCTCTGGGTAGAGAACAGGAATCAGGAGTCCGTCGCGCGTTTTATAGATTTCATATTTCATCACTATACCTTTTCTTGTAGAACAGTCGCCAACACCAATACGGGATGTATTCTTCAGGATTAACAACCACGCGCTGGCCACATTCGGGGCACGTTGTAAAGTCGTTATCGTAGCGTATGCCCGTAGGGGTGATTTCGGCGTTAGTGAACAAGAGTTTCGCGCCACACATTTCACAACGTTTCTTATACACTGGATTTTGGAGATAGGCTTTTCTGCGTTGCGACCTTTTGTATAGTCTTGGATCTCCCTTTTTGAGTGTTATCATCGCTTACGATTCTTGTACATCAACCGTATATTCTGGCCTGTGAGGTCGGCAAATGCCTCCTTGGATACCTCGGTGCAGTCAGCAGGTATTTTGGCGCGTCCCGTTTCCACCATCCAATTTGATACGGCGAAACCTAATTTAGAGCCAACGATTTTGATATTGGCTTCTACCTTTAAACGACATCCGCCAAAATAGTCCGTATAACCGACCAAGGCGTTAACCTCGTTACAGCCAACACGCGGCAAGCGCTGAATACGTTCGTAAACCGCACGCCCCTCAGGTGTTAAGTCGGGACGATACATATTGGCCAACGGTGAACCATCTCGCTGCCATCCTGGCGGTGGAGTAGTGGTGAATTCAACAGCACTGATTCCACCAGCCCAAAGAAATTTAGCTGGACGATAGCTTACGCCGCCAACACTCTTTACAAACGCCCTTGCGGCATTAAGGGCTTGTATTCGTTTCCACGCCAACGAGAATATATCGTCGTAGGTTTTTGTTCCAACGCTTGTGACGTAGTATTTCATCGCTTCTTTTTCCATATCTCACTTTCTTTTTGTAACATCGCGTTAGCGTACAATAAGGCGCCAAATGACGCCATGGCGATATTACGGTCGATATATAGATTCTTCGACTGGTCGATTTCTATCAACACACGGCCGTCCTCCAACAATTCAAGGCGAACACGTCCATACGTCAACAGTTCCATCAACACATCCTCCAATGTAAACGCTGGCTGGTAACGGTGTGAACGTAAGGTTTCAAACGCCCGCGGCTGGTGGGTGGTGAGTAATACGCCCGACTGGTGTCCACGGCGCAGTACGTACCCCAGTTGTTTTCGCGGTTTTAAGCCCCTTTTCAAGAGTTCTGCCGAAGCCATAGCAGGTAATACATCAGTACCAATCAAAGACTCTGTATAGGCTTGTTTAGGGCCATATTGTGAGGGGTATTTATCGTCTGGGGTTGGGATACGCGGCAGACGTCCTTCCAACACACGTTTATCTACCAATTCCGAACGACCATCGGTGGTGTACCATTGACCGTCGTAGTATGACGGTCGGCGTTCAAACCAATGAAACGTACCATCAGCATCGGCGGCGTAATATCCGGGTTTGATAGCTACCATCGATGACGAGCGCAGTTGGACATATTCACCGTTCTTTAGTGTAGCGCCATCCAACAAGACATTAGCTTGTTCAGGTGTTATGTGAGTGGACTTGGCCTCGCTAAAGAACAACTGATGGTCTTTAATCCTAATTGGGTGCTGGTCGGTGAGGATGTAACCCTCCGCGGCGTGTCTAACCAACCAGGCCATGGCTGTCCAGTATTTCGTAGAACTCACGCGGCCAAACGATATTATCAGGCAGTGGTACCAAGAACGACCCTAATGCCACGGCAAATGCCTGCGCCACATCCTTCACTTCCCAACTTGCTATTCCGCAACCGATTTTAGTCACGTAGAACGTCTGTTCGGGGTGTTGGCTGGTGTAGAGGATGAAGCGGTCACATGCATCTATCAACGCTTTATACGGAACGTGTGTCTTTCGGTACAACGGGCGATTGGTGTAATCTTCTTCAACCTCGACGTACTCCATCGTCGGGATGGCGTAGCTTCGGCCCTGCGGACCTTCAGCTTGACCGTTTATGGCGCCAAAACGTTTCATCGCCGTGTAAGCCGCACCACCGCAGTGGTCACCGTCAGTATTAGAACCAAACACAAATACGCCATCGTCGGGCAGTTCGTCAATATTTTCAGGTGTAAATTTCATAGGTAGTTAGATTTCTTCAATTTCTCCTCGTTGGAGTGCTTTCTTGTAGTTTACTAAATTAACCGATTCGACGTCCGAAGTGGAGCAATCAGGACCGATGAATTGAACGTTCATTGCGTTCTGTTCAGGGCGTATCTTTACCACGACAAACGTCGTGCCTACAGGCAACAGATACCTCTTCCCTACACGGAAGAACCGCGCTTTACTCTTCTTCGCCATCTACTTTCTTGATTATTTTGGTGGCCGATTTGATAAGCGCATCGATGTCTTCCAGCGCAGCGAACTGGTCCGCGGTGTACTCACGCCAACGGTCCTTGTTAATTAAACCGCTGATTTTAACGGCAATTCGCCGAACGTTTTCGCGTAGAGTGTCGTACTTGAGTATATCCAGCTGGCGAGTTGTAATGTACTGAAAATAACTACCCGTGATGGTCTTTGTTTCGCCTGATACCGTGATGACGTTTTCGCTGGTAACGACGGGATCCACGTTGGGCACAGGTTCGCCACCCGTTGGCGTAAGGTCGTAGAAATTCAACGGCACCAAATTATATTTTATCGAAAAAGAAAGAGCCGCTCCTGATTCCTCTTCAGCCACCCTGTAAATCTGCACTATCGAGCCGTGATTAAATCGGGCGACGAGGTCTCCCGGCAGTAGCGTCGCGGGACACAAACAACACTCGTGAAACTTTTCCAGGGGAATCAGCACCGAGTTCGGGGAATCGGGGAAATTCCTGGCGACGACCATCATTTCGGAACTCTCGGTCGTGTCTTCCATAACAGGCATACAACCCGTGGTAAAGACTCGGGCGATGGTGTTATCGACACGATAATACCATTCGCGATTTACATAATTTTCAACAGTTTTCATTATGCGTAGTTTTTACGTAATTCTTCCAATTTGGCAGTGTAAACCTCCATTAGAGCTGGATCGTAGGTCATACGGCGTTTCCAAACCTCGATATTTTCGGTGGCCGGAAGTACGTTTTTGTATTCAGAAGTTGAACTCTCATCAGCCCACGAACGTTGAGCGTCGTCCATCATGTAGGCTACCAACTGCCATTCGTAGGGTGACTGGATTTCCGTGCGGAGGTATTCGTAATGTACCAGGATTTCGATAGGATCCTTGGTGCGAAACGCGAAGTCGGGGTCTGACGATTCCGAAAAGCCGCGCCCTCGGCCTATCAACCCCGACCGGAGCCACTGGTGATAAGCGGGCTTCCCATCATCAGTATTACGTTTCAAAAGGTAGTATAAATTTTTCACCGTTGTTAAAAAGTTTTCATTTCTTAAAAACGTTGGCGATTTCTTTGGGCGATGAGACTCGTGTCCGTTGGCGCGGTGCACGGCAGGGGAAATGACGCTCGATGGTTTCCTCTTCGTGGTCCTCAATACGGTCCTCGGCCTTATTGAGTTCATCGTCGTGAACCTTGGATTGGATATCTTCCGTTGAATGGTTGGCTGGTGTCATAATTTGCTTGATTTAAGGGAACGTATATTAGTGAATTCTTGGCGCGTGTGATGGCCACATATTTCAGGTTGGACTCTTGTTCTAACTGCCACGGCTGTGTAGCGAAACGCGACGGGATAAGTTCCGGGGCCAGAAAGAACACGTTGTCGTTTTCAAGGCCCTTGGACTTATGGATAGTCATCAACAGGATTCCCTCCAGGTCGTCGGTAAAAATTTCCTCGATTATTTCACGCAGTTCTGCTACCGTATCGGCTT